GGATGGATCTGTTGCTTATGAAATTTATGCAAGAAAAGATGGTTATATTGCTATTGGACCAAACGCATGGGTGAAAGAAGAACATTTTAATGTAAAGTAGTATCTCGAAATCCATGAATATTAAATTAGATGAACAAAAAGCATTATATGAAGCATCATATGATGTTTTTTTTTGTGGTGTGGTTAATCCCTGTAAAACGGTGGTCGGAGTGTAGAGAGAAATTAACGGAAGAGCAACTGATACATAGTTGCTCTTTTTATTTTGCAAGAAAGTGATAACAATGAATCACCTATAGAAAAGGCTATTCGTATATGCATGAAGCCATCAAGTGTACATAGTAACACAGTAGAAATTCTAGATGAAAAAACAAGAGAATAAAAAGGAGATGTTCAGTAATGGAAATTAGACAAAAATTAGTTAACTCAAGTAAATATAGTATAAAGTGTCCCAATGCAATGACACCGGAATTCATCACAGTGCATAATACATACAATGATGCATCAGCTGAAAACGAAATATCTTATATGATTGGAAATAATAATTCAGTTTCGTTCCATGTTGCAGTAGACGATAAAGAAGCAGTACAAGGTATTCCGTTCGATCGTAATGCTTGGCATGCTGGAGATGGTAACGGAAATGGTAATCGTAAATCTATCGGGGTTGAAATTTGCTACTCTTTAAGCGGTGGGGATAGATATTACAAAGCAGAAGATAACGCAGCAATTGTTATAGCTCAGTTAATGAAACAATTTAACATCCCAATTGGTAATGTACGTACTCATAAATCGTGGAGTGGAAAACATTGTCCACACCGCATGCTTGACGAAGGAAGATTGGACAAATTCATTGAGAAGGTAAATAACGCATTTAACAGCGGTAACAATAACAATAAACCGGTACAGCCAAAAGGTGTTGGGATCGCTACATCTAAATATCCAGAAGGTGCTGGTATCAATTTGTATATTAGTGGTGATAAAGATGCTCATGCCACCGGCCGAGTAATCGATACCAAGACTCCATATTTAATTATAGATGCTGCTTGGTATGGTGGTAATGAAAATAGGCTGTGCTTAGGTTGGCAGGCATGGGCGAAACAAGAACACTTTGATGTACAATGGTTCAATGCTTACTCAAAATATCCGGCAGGTGCTGGTATTAACACATATAATGGACCAAATGGTGAATGGACTGGTAATGTGGATGGATCTGTTGCTTATGAAATTTATGCAAGAAAAGATGGTTATATTGCTATTGGACCAAACGCATGGGTGAAAGAAGAACATTTTGATGTTAGATAAGAATAAAGGTTTAGAGTCGCTCGTTTGAGCGGCTCTTTATTTTGGAATCGGGACATGACCGGAAATGAAAAATAGCAGTTTTTTCCTACAAACTAAGTTGCTTTCGGGTCTCGATTCGAGAATGAAAGAAGTGGTTCAGTGATTAGTTTGTTTAAAGACTTCATAAACACTGAAGCTATTTTTTATAAAGATATTAGAAAACACGTATCCAAGTCACCAAAGAAAAAGAGTGAAACAGACAAGCTAGGAGGAAACATGGACAGGAAGCAAATTTTCATCGACGTCTTATTACATAAAGGGATTTACAAGGAAGAAGATACAGGGCGTCAGCTTTATGAAATGAGTGAGCAGGAGTTATTCGAATTAATAAAAGGAAATGAAGAGTAATGCGAGTAATGGAAAACGGTGTTTATGAAGTAACGCAATTATTAGCAGGAACTAAAGGAGGTAAGTAATGAGAAAAGAAACCGCGGTGCAGGTGCAAAGCGAAATTAAAACGGTAGAGAGTGAGATTCATAAGCTACAGTACCATTTGATCGGATTGGATAGCGAGAAGAGGAAGACGAAGCAATCTTTGGAAGAGTTGAAGAATCGGAAACAGGAATTGAAGAGTTATTTATAAGGGGCGGAATGAACATGAAGTTACGAGTGAAGATTAAGCGATTAAATGAATCGGTGGAACTTCCAAAGTATGCGAAGCCTGGTGATACTGGTTTTGATCTAGTAACAGCAGAGGACACAATCATCTGGCCAGGAGAAACGAAGATTGTACCAACGGGATTAGCTTTTGAGATTTCACCAGGATATGAATTGCAAGTGCACCCCCGTAGCGGTATGACGCGTAATACAAAGTTACGTGTGGTTCTTGGAACGGTTGATAGTGGTTACCGTGGTGAGATTGGTGTGTTAGTTGATAACAATGAAAGACCATTAGGAGCGAATATTAAGGCGTATGCGATTGAACGGGGAACACGCATTGCGCAAGGCGTCATAACGCCAGTGGAAACAGCTCATTTTGTTGAGGTGGACGAGTTAGCAGAAAGCCAAAGGGGAGTAAATGGATTCGGATCTACAAGAGTTAAGTAAGACCAAATTTGAATTTTGTAGAACAACAGAATAATGAGGAAAGATGATTAGAGTATTAGCGAAAACCAACTCTAATCATTTCTTCATCTTTTATTTCAATTACGAATCTATATTCCTTATCTAATAGCCAGTAATAAAAACTGACTGCATCAACGTCAACGAGTGATTGGAATACTTTATCAAGATTTGTACATACTACAGGGATTTCATAGTTATCCCATAATATAAAAATCTGTTCATCAAAATCTAGTTGATTTGCTCTAATAAGGGAAATTAGTTGTTCTTTGTTTGAGGCTATTAATTGATTGTCTATCTGTTCCCAATCTATTTTTCCAGAGACGGTTATAGGAAATAAATTAATTAAATTATTAGCAATCTGCCGGCTTTTCTCCTGAGAGAAAATTAGAGTTTTGTCTCCTAAAGATTCAAGACATTCAGTAAACAAAGGGTTTGTATCATTTTTGTTTTTTGTTTTCAATTTCCTTAACTTCTGTTGCATTTTCCATTGTCTTGAGGATCTATCATTCATTTTTAACATCCCTTATAAAATTATTTAAGAATGAGTATAGCATATAAGGGCAGTCCTTATGAAAATGAGTTTTTAAAATATAAATTAAACAAAAGCGTTATTTTAATTGATAAATTAAATCCGATCCAAATGTTTTTACTGTGGATCGGATTGGAATAGTAAAGTTGTTTATTTAAGGCTGCTGAGTTTGAAAGTATGGAGCTAACGTTGCTAACTGTTTTAATTTCTCGGGATCATTAAACGCTTGAGTCATAAATATTTCTAACATTTTTGTTTCGGGATTTAAGCCGTTCTTTTGTATTTGTTGCATAGCTAAATCAACTGCTTGTGATGCTACCTCATTATTTCGTTCAGCAACAAGAGATTTTATTTCCGCCAGGCTATCTTGAATATTAAGTAAATATGGAACAACATTTATTTGTCCATGTTCAAGTTGAGACTGTGCATTTTCATGGGTTTCCTTTTTCTCTTGAATATCAAATGATAAGATTGTTTCGCGTAAACGGTGCTTAGCAGCATCAGCTTTTTCTAAATCGTTTGTAGCATAGGTAATCGTTTGTAGCATAGGTAATCGTTCGTAGATTAGCAACATCGAATGGGAGTTTTGTTCCTTCTTCCATAATTGGAATTAAAGGTTTCCCAAGAGCATGACGAAACCCCATTTCATAAAAGGCATTTGGATTATGCTCAGTCATATCAGCGATGACTAAATCTGCATCATTTAGATGTTCGATAATAGTATTATCAATTCTATCGATATCATGAAGCTTGTCCACTCGTATAACATTAAAGTCAAGGGCATCACAAACGGGGTCAATAATGTGTTTTAAAACAATATCAGATCGTTTTCGTTGAGGTGAATCTTCACTTCCAATTGGGCAAACAATAAAACAGTTTTTCATTTATGAATGTCTCCTTTTACATATGGTTTTATAAAAAAATAATATTCTCCTATTTTGGATATTATAGGATTCTAATGTTTATTTTAGCATGGAAGGATGAAAAGTATATGAATTTAAATAAGAAGTTAGAAAATATAGTCTGGCATATTAATACAAACAGAGAGGTTCTAGGTGATACTAGAACATTAGACGATGTGTTAACCGCCCTAAAAATAATAGTAGAAAAGTCAAAGGAATAAAATGTTAATAAAATAGTTATTTGAAACTGTTCATGAAAAAAGAGCACTATCGAAAGTGCCCTTAGAAAATACATTTTATATTCTGTTTTGAGCTACTATTTTAATATTCTCTGGTGGAATGATATCTTGAATTTTTTCTTTTAAATCTACTTGGACCATTTCTTCAAGATGTTCAAGTGAAACTTCAAAGTTTATGCATTCCGCAGTTGCGATGTTTAATAAAGAATAATTTTCATTCTTTTTAACAACAAGATATTGCGATTGATCTGTAATTACTATACATCCTTGTTGAATTCCTAATTTACGATTATCTTCAAAAGTCATAAATAAATCTCCTAACGTTTTTCTGAAAGAAATTGTACTATATAAAAAAGTTAGTGTCTAGTCGGTCTTAAGTAAGAACTAGAGTCAAACAAAATCCTTATTTTAAATGAAGAAGCCCTAGAGTTAGGGCTTTAGGGCTTCTTGTGTTGATATATCTCACACGATTTTATAAAAAGAATAGAACGTACTGAGGATAACACATGAATGTTTCATAAATGTATCGGAAAAGTGAAAAAAATCGTAATTTGAATAAAAAAAATAGCTCTTACAATTATGTAAAAGCCCCATAAACAGAGAAAAAGTCGCGTGTGAAACCATATGGGAATCACAATAACATTTTAACACCAAAATATATAGTTGTCTATATGTCTCGGTGTGGTAGAATTAAACAAAAACGCTATTTGGTGGAAAAGGATGTGCAGTTTGAAATCTGAAGAAGTTAAACAGCTTATTACTGATTTAGAACGTAGAAAATCAGGTTTAAAACGGATCCAAAATGGCTTTTCGAGAATCCATAGTGAGGAATATCGCGATGGTGTTAATAATCAAATAGGTATCCTGGACCACGTACTTATGAAGTTGAATTGAATTATGAGAGATGAAAGTAATTAGTATAAAAATTTCATTTGGTAGAAATAAAAACCCTAGTTTCCTAGGGTAATGGTATAACAGCTCAATATATTTTATTCTTTTATATTGTAACGTAATATTATGTTAAAAACATCAGGGAAATGTAACCAATTGCAGAAAATAAGAGCAGCTAGCAAAAGCTAACTGCTCGGTTCTCCAAGGGGGAACAAGGAGAAAATCTAATGTCATATACAGTATTGACGGAATATTGAGTTTTATTCAAAGGGACTCATAATCTACAAATTAGATTATGATATTTGCTATAACCCATATCGCCCAGAAAAGAACTAAAAGTTCTATTGAAATCCAAAGTGCTTTTTTCTCAGGTTTTTTAAACTCTTTTATTAAAGAGAAAACAGCACTAATTGCTATAAGGATGAAAAGAACGAGTCGTATTGTATCCGGCATTTTAATCACTCCTAATTTAAAATTAAATTCATCATATAACGATTTTAAAATTTTTAGATAATTATTGGTGAGAATTAAGCAAAATTTAAACAAAATAATCCTTTGCGCGACACGTTTCCTTATAAGTGTGTAAACACGAAATGGGAGGGTCATCAATTTGATAACAACAACTAATTGACTGAAAGTAGGAATGAAAGCCGTCAGGTTGAGCTGAAACTAATTATCTAATACTCCTACATGCAAGGCGTGATAGTAGTCACAAATTGTATGAAGCTAGGTGAAGTCGGCTGAACAAAACCTAAGTGAGAAATCATATGGTAATGGATAGGTCGGGATGCTACAAAACATCTATGGTGAGAATGTCTAAAATAACGGACTGGCGAACTTGCGAATATACGGGTCTAAATTATTAATACATAAGAAATATGTATGTCGTCAATGACGATGCTATCTACCGAAAAGTAAGATTAAAGGATATGAAATTCGGAACATCTAACGATGATGATGTAAAGATAACAGGCTTACAGCAAGCACCTAAGGATATATGTATAGCTAGGTCAATCGGAACGTGGTAAGCAAGAAACTGTCACCAACGCCTACTAGCGGACAGATGTATATAAGGTTCTAACGAACCGAAATTGCTTCATTCTTGTGAAGGTGGGGACACAGTACCGACGAAACATGTAACGAATGTGGAGGGATAGTCCCTAGTCTTGTTCTTTGAAAACTAAATTAACTAGATGTAACTCACAGGATCGAGTAAGATGATGGGACTTTTCGTAAGAAAGGGGAATTAATACGTTGGTGAATACAACATTGTTTGTAATCTAGTTGCTTTAGTATAGCAGAATAAGATGGGGCGCTGTATGCGATGAAAGTCGCATGTACAGTGTTAAGCGGGGGAAAAGATGGAGATAACTTCAAAGTCTTACCTATCGCAACTGCACAAGAATTTTTACGATTATACACAAAAACAGCAGGCAACTGATTAAGTTGCCCGCCATGTTCTTGCACGGCACGGAGGAGCGCTTTCCGTTTTGAAAGAGTGCAGCCGGGGAAAGGTCGGCTTAGAGATAGTATGTGCGATATAAAAAAGATTATTCGAAAAAGGAAATTGGATACTTAAAATCTTAACAAAATAGTTATTTAATGGGATGTTGATAATAAGCGATTATCATTAAATTGCTCATTGATTAATGATAATTGCTTATATATCAAAAAGCTATTTAGCTATTAGAAATATAGTTTCATCAGCCTTGGAAAACCCATACAACTTTCTTCCGAACTGTAAAATACCTTCTTCACTCTCTGTTAAAGTTTTAATATCATTTTCAAGATAGTGTCCAACGTTCTTTAAATAAGATAATTTTTGTTTTTCATTATTAAGTATAATTTGTTTTTTCTTAATCATTTGCTCCTGCTTATAAAGGGAGATTTGGGCGGAAATAACAATAGGTAGCATAAAAGCTAGCGCTAGTAAAAGACGACGTCTTAGTTTTTTATTCGTTTGTTGGTGATTGTTAGAATTAATTTGGTTTTTTAGGGATGATTGTTGTGATGGTAATTTTGGGATGCTTCCCATTTTAATGCCTCCATTACTAATTATAAATTTAAAATGTTTAAAAGGATTATATTATGCTAAATGGGTAATTTTGAACCTATTTTGGTAAAGATAGGTTTTGTAAAATTTAAATAACATCCTTATTTGAATGTAAAAAAGCCCTCACATAAACGTAAGGACTTTTCTAAAATGAAAGTTTTGGTTTTCAATTATCATTATATACCATAAATGAAGTGTATTGAAGTGAAATTTTAACAAAAACGCTATTTGGTACACACAAAAAAGGAACGATTGACCAAGGCGCTCCTAACCGCTAATAAATACCCAGTCTCATTAAAATTTATGTTGTTTTTATCTAATTATGATTATAAAAATTTCATTTTGTAGAAAAGGGGAATGGATATGGATATGGGCCTGAATTTAGAAGGTGTTAAATACTTTATACAAACAGCTGAAGGAGAAAGTGTGGAAATACAGGGTGGTATTCAAGAAATCGATATTTCTTCTGATGAAACAGTTGAATCTGGTTTTGATTTTAGTAGAGAAATAAGTGTACCTTGCACATTTGAAGAGCCCCAAAATATAAAAGAGCTGCAAGATATAGGTTTTACACGACAACAAGCATGGAATATTCATTTTCGTAAGGGTGAGAGTTGGAAAGAAAACTAAACAAAATAATCATTTTAATAGAAAGCGAGGTTGGCAGAGTGGAAGATAAAGTAAAGCTATTAGGTGCAGACGGAATGTGCGGAATGGAGTTTACAGGAAATAAGGTTAATGTTTATAACGATGCAGGATACGTAATGGAAAGTATGACAACAAGGGAGCATGTTCAGGAAGTTATTGATTTTCTTGAAGGCTGCAAGAAAGAAATGGAGGAATAAAAATGGGACAAGGTAACCGTGGAATGGCTTTTGAAAAGCTTATCAATCTATCGAATGAAATGTATCAAAGAGCGGGAGTGGCGCTTATAAATAAACGTCCGACTCCTGTGAAGGTGTTAAAGAGTAAGGGTGGACGAGTACTAAATGGATTCTATGAAGCTAAAAGTACAGTAGACTATGATGGCGTGTACAAAGGACGAGCTATTGCATTTGAAGCGAAGTCTACTGAGAATCCTACACGATTTGATCTAAAAAACATCGCGCAGCACCAATTAGATTACTTGGAAAAAGCAGAGAGGATGGGAGCGGTTTGCTTCTTCCTTATTGAATTCAGCAAGGATAAGTCAGTCTTCTTGGTACCACTAACAGTCATTCAATTTTATGTAAGGATGTCTCATCAACCGAAGGCTAAGAAGTCTATACCAAGAGCAGGCTTTGATATTTATGGGTACCTGGTAGATCAGACAGAAAGAGCGCCAGTTGATTACTTACAATACACTGATGAGCAAGGATTCACACCGGTAATAGATGGCATGATTCAATTTGATCAGGACCATAAAAAGGTAGCAAATGACATTGAAGCAGCGAAAGAGAAAATGAACAACAAGAAACGTAAATTATTAAAGGCTTAATGGATAGCGGAACGATGGCGAGTAGATGGTGGGGCTACTTACTAACCGTCGTTCCCTTATTCAACAATAAGATATTAAAATTTCACGTACCTTATGTGATATTAAAATTACAAATTCAGAAATAGGGGGATTCCTTCATGGAGAGACAATTAACTTTATTACCAGCTATCGATGATAAGAAAGTACAAAAGGAAGTAGTGAGCGTATTAAAGGAATACAGAGCACTCAAGATGCGATTCAGTAATGAAGTGGAGCAGGAAGGAATCAGTTTATTCCCTGAGTTACGTGATTCAAGGAATGCAAGTAAATGGAAGGTGCAGCAGGTTGAGAAGGCGCTTAATAATTTACTAGATGAAGATGAGCGTAAGATTGTTGAGCGGAAGTTCCTGACAAACGAGAGAGTAAAAGATTCAGATGTTTATCATGATCTATTACTCAAGAAGACTTACTTCTATGAGAAGAAGCAGAGTGCCGTTAAATTGATTGCTACAGCATTAGGGATAATCTAAAAATCGCGAACAAAATGCGAACTTTTTGGGGGACTAAATAAAAACGTGAAAATTATAAGCTATTTCCATAAACAGTTCTTTGAAAAGAGAATACGTTTTGGGGATAGCGTTCCCATTATAATAACGTTACTCGGTGGCGCGGAGGCTAGAGGGAATAAGAGTTTCCCGAAATTATTTATATTTACTATTCAGCTCGGAATGCGTCCTCTGGGTTGATAATGAATATAAGTCTATTACTCTGTTATGTCGGTTCTTGAAAATGGAAATGGGGTGGTTGTTCTTGATTGAATGAACATCGCGTTTCTGGTACAGGATTGTATACGTAATCTCGATCATTAGTAATTACTCATGATTCTTATTAATGACCAAAATGAGAGCAGAGAGCTTTCGCTCTTTGTTTGAGCCAATACAGCTGAAACATCCCCCTTCCGTCCCTCTAGTGTATTGGTTCAAACAAGGCGTCGGAAGAAAAATATACGTCTTGCTATTAATCCTTTAAACGTTGTGTAAGCGAAATTGGCGAAAATGAGATTAAGTAGCCGACTCTACGGAGTATAAACGAGAAGATTCTTAGTCTTCTCCCAGTCACCGAACGTAAAGCGCGTAGCTAAGATAGCTAGAAAATTATATGATGCGGTGGCTTGGAGAAGGTTGAGAGTTATCAGCATTGAAATGATTGCGAAACGCCCCCTTCGTGAATATTTCTCCATCCCCTTGAAAGAAAGCTGTCACTTCGGTGATGGCTTTTTATTTTGTAGGATATTCTTCTTTTCTGTCGAATAGATAGTGGGAAAGGGGATGAGTGTATGAGAGTGTTTTTTAGGGGTGAATCTGGAGAACTGATTCTTGATTCGAAAAATGAGGATGTAGCTAGTTTAATGGCTGTTTTGAAAGAAACTAACAGTATTAAGATAGGTCTCTTTAATTATGATGTAAAGAAGTATAAATTGGAGTATTATCGACATCCGAAAAACGAGGAAACCGAAAAAGAACTAAATATCATTTTGAAACGTAACTATAATGATCAATAGCATCCAAAACGGGTGCTTTTTCCTTTGTTATATAGAAATTACACATTAAACGTATTTAAAGAGTATTCTAGGTATAAAGATAATCGATAATCATAAAATGATATGGAAGGGTCTTTTCTAGCGTGTTAGTTACCTCAACGTATATGTATCTCTTGGCGCCTGGACGAGGGTGCTTTTTTTATTGCACATTATGATAAGTACAAGCATATATTGAAGTGTAGGACAACCTCTCTCAGGTCCTATTCAATACTCATTGAAAACTCCTACACATTTGGGCATCTACTGATGTGGATGCTTTCTTTCTATGCACTATTTGAATAGGACAAGCATATACTGCTTGTACCTCATTAATTTTAGTAACATTAACTTTCGTTAATGGGGAATCTCATAATCCCTTAAAAGGAGCGCTCGCGGAAACGGGTGCTTTTTTTGTTTTGAACAAAATGGACATTTGGATTAAAGGATATCTATATAAATTGGTAGAATCTAGTTATTTGGTTCACATTTTAATCCAAGGGGTACAAATTCGATGCGAAGTGAAAAGGATTTGTTGAAACAATGGAAGGCGGATTTGCAAGCTATTCAAGAAGAGAAAAGGCTGAAGAAGAAGGCTAAGAAAAAGAATAAAAGATATAGCATGCCTGGTAATACAGCTGACTTCATGAATGGAAAGGATACTTATCGTAAAGAGCATGGGGTATGGAAGCAAAGAAATAAATAATGTGAGGATAAATGAGTTTGATTAAGTGTATAGCAATTCTCGTAGGCGCTGCCGTGATTTGGGTGGCGTCTTGTTTGTTGTTAAGGAAAGATAACAAAACAAACGAACACAACGAACGAAAAAATACCTGAGACTATTGCCCCAGGTAAGCTTGTGCGAGTAATAGAACTAAATCTACTAATTTCGCTAATGACTCAGGGTTCACCTCAATTTTTAAGTCGAAGCTACCTTTTAAGTCGATTTTCATATACATCTCTTTCTCGTGTGGCATTATTAGATGTATAAGCACATCGCGCCACTCGCGCTAGAGTACAAAAATAATAATAACACCAATATGGGATAATTACAAAAGAATAGTCCTAATTAGGTCTACCCTATACGGACATAAAAGAGCGAACGAATTTATCATACTTCACAACGTCCTGTTTACATGTACGGAAAACAAATGGTATTATGTACATAGGATTAATTTCCGAACGTGTTAGCGGACAAAGGGGAAGATATTATGATAATTGGTTATGCTCGTGTTTCTACACAAGAACAAAATTTAGCTAGGCAATTGAAACAGCTGAATGATTATGGATGTGATCATGTGTATGAAGAGAAAACAAGCGGAGCAACAACAAACAGAGAAGAACTTCAATTAATGCTTGATAACTTAAAAGAAGGTGACACGATTGTAGTTACCGATTTAACTCGTATTAGTCGAAGTACAAAGGATTTATTTGAACTCATTGAAGTTATTAAGAGTAAAGGGGCTTCGATTAAATCAATAAAGGATACATGGCTTGATACTACGAGCGATAACCCATACAGCACTTTTCTACTCACTGTAATGGCTGGTGTTAACCAGTTAGAAAGGGATTTACTTAAGATGCGTCAAAGAGAAGGTATAGACCTTGCTAAACAACGTGGCGTATATAAGGGAAGACCTAAAAAGTACGGCGATAAAAATCCTAAAATGGAGCACGCTTTAGAGCTGCTTGCTAAGCGTGAAGAGAATGGATACACAGTAAAGAAGATATGTGAAGTTACTGGTGTAAGTCGTACGGTTCTTTATGAGAGAGCAAAAGAAAAGGGGGTTATGTAGGAGGGGAAAGAGATGGGGAAATTCAAGATTAAATCATTTACTTTAAAGTAGCGAATCCGCTGCTTTTTTATTTTATAAAGGAATTACCATAAGGAGGAGTTATAACGAGTTACTTCCTATTATATAGAAGGTGGTGGGTGATATGAAGTGAAACAAAAACACGAGTTAGCTCAAGAAGATTACATACAAGGAATGAAGTATAAAGATATAGCTGAGAAACATGATGTCAGCGTAAATACCGTAAAGTCATGGAAGACCAGGTACAAATGGGACCGAAAAGGTGTGCATACAAAAGAAGAAAAAGTACGCACACAAAAGAAGACGGGTGCACCCATTGGGAATCAAAATGCAGTCGGTAACCCAGGTAACAAGAATCCTAAATGGGGTAATAAGAATGCTGTAGGTCATGGTCCACCAAAAGGGAACCATAACGCTATGACGCACGGATTCTTCCGTAAACACTTCCCGGAAGATGTTGCGGATTTAGCCGCTGAGATCATGGAGAAAGACCCAATTGATATGTTGTGGGAAAACATAACGATTCAATATACAGCTATTATTAGAGCGCAACGATTAATGTTTGTTAAATATCAGGAAGATACAACAAAAGAGTTGCGAAAAAATAAGGTTACTGAGAGTGGATTTGAAGAAGAATGGGAAATTCAATTCGCTTGGGACAAACATGCAACCTTCTTAAATGCCCAATCAAGGGCAATGACTACGTTATCGCAGCTTATTGAAAGGTTTGACAAGCTAGCGAATGCTGATGACAAGAGAAGATTAGAGCTAGATAAACTGAAAGCTGATATAGAGAAAACGAAAGCCGAAACCGCTCGTATTAAAGGGGAAGATGGTGAAGAGTATGAAGATGATGGTTTCAAAGAAGCGCTAGAAGGCAAGGTAGAGGAAGCGTGGGATGACTATGACGACGATTCCGAAGCGTAAAAAGAAACCTGCTCCATTCAAATTTAAGCCATTCTCCAAGAAGCAGATGAAAGTATTAACCTGGTGGAAGCCTAACAGTCCCGTTAAAGATTATGACGGGATTATTTGTGATGGTTCCATTCGTGCTGGGAAGACTGTATCAATGGCTCTTTCCTATGTCATGTGGGCAATGGAATCATTCGAAGGCGAGAACTTCGGTATGTGTGGTAAAACGATTGGTTCACACCGTCGTAACGTTATAACGCCACTTAAAAAGATGCTCAAGTCTCGTGGTTATAAGGTGAAGGACCATCGTAGTGAGAATATGTTGACCATCACGAAAGATGGAGTAACAAACTTCTTTTATATTTTTGGTGGGAAAGATGAAAGTTCACAAGATTTGATTCAAGGTATTACTTTGGCTGGGATATTCTTTGATGAAGTAGTGCTTATGGTACGAAGTTTTGTAGAGCAAGCAACTGGGCGTTGTTCTGTTACTGGAGCGAAAATGTGGTTCAACTGTAATCCGGGTGGCCCGTATCATTGGTTTAAAATGAAGTGGCTAGATGATAAGAAAACAAAGAATCTCCTGCACTTGCGTTTTACGATGGAAGACAACTTGTCTTTAGATAAGAAAACAAAAGAACGTTACAACCGTATGTATAGCGGTGTTTTCTATCGTAGATACATCAAAGGTGAATGGGCAGCTGCTTCAGGTCTCGTATTCGATATGTTCAACAAGGATATTCATGAGGTTCCGTCCATTAAACGTGAATACGTTGAGTATTATGTATCATGTGACTACGGTACGCAGAACGCTATGGCGTATGGACTATGGGGGAAATGTATTGAAGAAGGCGACAAAGAAGTGTGGTACAAAATCAAAGAGTACCATTATAGCGGCCGTGATACAGAGAAGCAGAAAACGGACCAGGAATACTACGAAGACTACGAGGGATTCGTTGGTGATTTGCCAATTAAGGGAACTGTAGTTGATCCTTCAGCTGCTTCATTTATCGCAGTATTGATGCGCAATAAGAGGAAAGTATATAAGGCGCGTAACAATGTGAAAGAAGGTATTGGTAACGTCGGTATAGCGCTTAATACAGGAAGAGCGTACTTCAATGACTGCTGCATCGAGACATTTAAAGAGTTCGCTTCTTATATATGGGATGAAAAAGCAATCCAACGTGGTGAGGATAAACCTCTAAAAGAGAATGACCACCACATGGACGAAACGAGATACTTCATTAATACAATCATATTTGGATTACGTAAAAAGAAGAAAAAGAAAAGAGGTGAAGCAGCTTAATGACGAAGAAAAGACAAGTTAGTGCCAGAGTAATTAAGGCGGCAGGAACAAGTACTCAAGTCTTGTCACGCCAACAAGAGGACGAAAAAGAAAAGAATGCATTCAACGATATCATTACGCCACCTTATAGAATAGAAGACTTACAGTTGATTAGAGAAAATAGTACAATTTTAGGTCAATGCATAGATGCTTATAAGCGAAATATTGCTGGATTTGGACATGAAATGCAGTACAAACAGAATGATATTGAAGAAACCACCGAGATGAAGTCAGAGTGGACATATGTAGACATAGAAGTTATTCCTTTCTTTAGTTTTGAAAAACCATTCAAAGAAATTCTTGAAACTGCAATTGATGATAGAGAAACCGCAGGTAATGGCTATATTGAGGTAATTCGTAATCTTGAGGGAAAACCTGCTGAATTAGTAAATATGTTACCGCAATACATCAGGGTTACGCGTAAAGATGATAAACCACAAGAAGTCTCCTATTTTATTAATGGTAAATCAATTAAGCGAAAGAAATTATTTCGTCGTTATGTACAACAAGTAGGTGCTGTAGATACCTATTTTAAGGAATTTGGTGATCCGCGCTTTCTAAATAAAGAGACTGGGGAATTTAGCGATAAATCATTTGGGCCAAAAGATGCAACTGAGGTACTTCATTTGAAAATCGGAAATGGTCCTTATGGTATTCCTCGCTGGGTATCCCATGTTGTTCATATGGTAGGCGCTAGAAAAGCAGAAGAATTAAACTTGCGTTATTTCAAACAAGGTAGGCATATTCCTATGGCTATTTTACTAAAGAATGGTGTTCTTTCAGAAGAAAGCGAAGCGGCAATTACTAACTATGTTTCGGATGTTGAAGGTGAGGATAATCAACATAAATATTTGCTGCTTCAAGTAGAGCCAGCAGAAGAAGGAGTTGTAGGAGATACCCCTCCTCAGGTTGATATCGAGTTAAAATCATTAGCTGACATCCTGCAAAATGATGCTCTATTCCTAGAATACGATGAAAAATCACGTCAAAAGGTACAATCAGCATTCCGTTTACCTGATATTTATGTAGGGTATAGCAGAGACTTTAACCGTGCTACTGCTGATGCGGCACGAGAGATTACAGAAGAACAAGTATTTGAACCAGAAAGAAACTCCCTAGAGTTTATTATTAATAACATTCTCTTGCCTCCATACGAGCTTAAACATGTATATGTGAACCTGCGTAAGCCGGAAATCAGTAATACTGAAGACCTTGCGAAAATGCTTGATATTCTATGTAAGTATGGCGGCGTCACGTTTAACGATTTACGTGATTTGGCTTCAAAAGTACTGAATAAGAACCTTGAATCGTTCAAAATAGAAGAAGCGAATCAGCCTATTGCATTGGTATTACAAGCAATTAAGAAGTTGTCTGAACAAAAGACAACAGAACCTATTCAAAAATCTGATACTCCTGTTGACCTAGTCATGATTATGAAGGATTTAAGAGACTTATTGGAATCGATGCAAGATGCAGAAGATTGATAAACTGCTAATTTCATTGAATGAATGGATACAAAAGGCTGATACAGACGATTTTTCTACTTCCTTACCTGCTGATTTAGAAGTATTGGACATGCTACCTGGTTATGTTGAGGACTTCGAAAAGGAAATTGCTAAACTGCTTAGGAAGCAGCGCAAGTACTTTGTTGATGGGATTAAGAACTATACGAAAAAGGACGCTATCGAAAAGGGTATCAAGATAAAAGATATCATTAATTTCGTTACTGGTAGCCTATTTGGAGCAGATACCTTTGCAAAAAGCTTGAGCAAATCTGCAAGGAAGTTCCTTAATTATTCAATGAAAGATATGGCTAAAGCTTTCATGAATGCGATTGACCCTGACATCCAATTTAATATCTTCTCAAAACGCACTACAAAGTGGATTAATAGTTGGTCTGATGAACTAGGTAAGTTGATGCAAATTAACTCACACAAAGCAGTGGAGCGTATTTTAAACGATGGATTAGAGAAGGGGAAAGGTATAAAGGAAATTGCGAGAGAGCTTGCAAAGCTTCCGGAATTCGATCGTAAAAGAGCGAGGAAAACCGCTGCCACTGAAGTACTTGCGAGTTGTTCGGCAAGCCAGTTCGAGTCATATTTGCAGAGTCCTGCTGTTACGGGAAAAAAGTGGAGGCATAGTGGTGCTAAAAACAATGACCCTCGTGAGAATCATGTTGAATACGATGGCACTGTTGTTCTGGTTGAAGAACCCTTCGTTCTACCGGGTTCCGGTGAAAAATGTATGTTTCCGCGTGACAGTTCGTTAAGTGGAAAGGAAAGAATTTTTTGCAAGTGTGTAATGTCTCCTGCGGTTGATAATAAGATATTAGGGCTTTCTGAAGAAGAGAAAGAAAAGATACGAGCAGAGGTTTTAGCGAAAAAGAAATAAAAAAAGAGACACTTCTTATTTATGTGCCTCTTTTTGACTTAAAGCGATTCTAATCAACTCTCTAATTGCTTCATTTCTATTCTTCAATCTATTATCGTGCCAATATTCATCTATATCTTTTAGCATTTCATTAGGGAACGTAACTAAAACTTGGGTATTCTTTGTTTTATCAATAGCCATAATATCACCTCTTTTAAGTATTATAAGTTATATAACTAGGTGGTGTTTATTTTGAAAAGAACGCATGAAGAATACGTATCTTTGATTTTTGAAGCAGTTGGAGACGAATACACCGTTTTAGGGAGATATATAAACAAGAGATCTAAAATAAAAATGAAACACAATGTATGCGGTAATGAATGGGAACCTAATGCAGGTGCTTTTTTAGGCGGTACAAGATGCCCTGTATGTGCTATTAAGAAGGTCTCTGAGAAGCAAGATAAAAGAATTATATCTAATTGTGCATGGTGCAATAAGAGCGTTGAAATCCCAAAGACAAAATACAAAGAATCTGGTAATTGTTGCAGCAAAAGTTGTGCTATTAAATTTAGAAATAGTAAAAATCCCAAAAGTTTAGAAGTAAAATGTGAATTTTGCGGAAAAGAATTTACTACGTTTATTTCGAGAGTCAAGAAGGGGCAAGGTAGATTTTGTTCTAGAGAGTGTTTTGGTAAATTATCGGCTGAGCAAAATGAATCATGGAGACATTTTCATACAGATAAAGCTGCAATAAACAGACAAAAGTATTATGAAAAGATACATTCTGGAGAAATAAAAAAAGCAGCTTGGAATAAACATGACGATGTCAAAAAAACGTGTAGAAATTGTAAAAAAGAATTTGTTGTTAGTTATAGAGACAGAGATGTATATAATTACTGCTCAAAAGAATGTTCTTTAATATTTATAAAGAACAGAACCGGAGAAAGACATCCTTTATATAGTCAAGTCAAACGAGAATGTCTAATTTGCGGAACTGAATTTCACGCCAAACCAGCTAATATCAAAATGGGTTGGGGAAAGTTATGTTCGACACAATGTGTTGGAGCGTATACACAAAAAATGATAGGTGGTAAAAGGAGTTCTATAGAAATTAAGTTAGAATCTGCAATGAAGGATGCTAATATTCCTTTTGAACCACAATTCAAACTAGGAAGATGGATTTGTGACTTCGGTATACCAAATCATAATATTATCATTGAGTGTGACGGAGTGTATTGGCATAACCTTCCCAAACAAAAAGAAAAAGATGCTAGAAAAAACAAAGACGTCCATGAAAAAGGTTGGAAGATATTACGGTTTTGGGAAAACGAAATCAATGATGATATAGAGAAATGTATTGAAAAGATAATAAATCTACTTAATGAACAAAAGACATCTTAACCGGTGTCTTTTGTTCGTTTAATAAGGAGGGATAATTTGAACGAATTAACTTATCTTTTACTGAAGTTAGGTTGGAATTTACAAGAAATCAATAAGTTAACACTAAATCAAATACATATCCTTTTGAAAGGAGGTGAATAAATGCCAAGGAAACTTAAAAACGTGGATGTGAGCTTTGTTTCTATTGTAGATAAAGCAGCAAATAAAAAGAAGTTCTTCTTAACGAAAAGTGAGCAAGAACCAACATTCGAAAAAGAAGTTAAAATCATTAAAGGTGAAGATGAAGACCAAAAGCTTGTGTATGGGATTGTCTATGAACCAGGTAGTGCAGAAGATACAAGTACGCACGATGCACATGGGGACTTTATGGATGCGGAAGATATAGAGCGCTCTGCTCATAACTTCATCGCTAAGTACCGAAACATCGATGCTCAACATGATTTTAACGCAGGAGCAGGTGAAGTGGTAGAAAGTTATGTAGCTCCTGTTGATATGGATATTAACGGTGAAACAATCACTAAAGGTACATGGGTGTTAGTGACAAAAGCAACCGATGAGATATGGAAAGACATTAAAGATGGCAAGATGACAGGGTATTCTCTTGCAGGGATCGCTGAGACAGAAGTGATTGAGGAAGAAGTAACGAAAACTGAAGAAAAACAAAAAGAGTCCTTCTTCCAATTGATGAAGGGCTTTTTTAGTGGAGAAAACGTTCAAAAAGGCGAGGTTAGAGATAAATTTAACCAGAATAAGCATCGCCGTGATGTTAATGCATCTTTCTCTGCACTAGAAGATACTTTCTATCAGTCGCTTTGGAATGCGTCTACAGCCGATGCTATTGACTTAGATCGTATTGAAGAAGCTGCGCTTGAATTTGTTGAGATTATCAACGAGTTGAAGGGTACTGAAGCAGTTGTGAAAGCATGGGAGAACAAACCTGTTGTATCTCTTGCTGCAGAAGTAGAAAAAGCAGGTAAGAAAATTAGTAATACGAACATGGCTGATATTGATGCAGCTATTGATTCATTAACAAATCTAAAAACACGCGTCACACCGTCACGGGAAGGCGCAGGAAGTGAGGAAAACAATATGGAGTTTAACCAAGAACAGTTAGAAAAGACATTAGCATCCGCAGTAGAAAAAGCAGTGAATCCAATTAAAGAGGAATTAGCTTCTGTTAAGAAACATCTTAATCTCGACGAGGAAAAAACAGAAGAAGATATTAGAGTAAAAAAAGCTGTTGAAGCTGCTACCGCTCCTCTACGTGAAGAGATTGAAGCCTTAAAGAAATCTCAAGGCGTTAGCAATCAACAAGATACTGATGTTGTTGAAAAAACTGAAGTCAAAAAATCTGTATGGAATGGCTTACTGTAAGCCTGAAGGAGGAAAATATATATGACACTTAATAACAAAACAATTATCGAGAAAGCAGACGTTACTCTTGCCACATTAGCTAGTGGCGGTTTAATGAATCCTGAACAAGCTGATACATTCTTACGTATGGTGCAAAATTCCCCTACTATTTTAAAGGATTCGCGCTTTGTTCAAATGACCTCAGACACACTTAAAATTGAAAAGATCGGCTTTGGTTCCCGTATTCTTCGCCCTGGTGTTGAAGGTGTACCTTTAAAAGACTCTGATCGCTCTGCTCCATCAACTAGCACAATTACGTTAAATGCTAAAGAAGTAATTGCGGAAGTGCATATTACTTATGATACATTGGAAAACAATATTGAGGGCGGTAATCTTCAAAATACTATCATGCAGATGATAGCAGATCGTGCTGCATTAGATATCGAAGAGCTAATTTTGAATGGTGATATAGCGTCTACAGATTCCTATTTAGCTTTATTAGATGGCCTTCGCAAACAAGCAACTTCGCATGTTGTAGATTGTGCTGCAAGTGCATTTACTAAAGATGTATTTAAGAAAGCTTATAAAGCTGTTCCTGCTAAATACCTGCGTAACCCTAAAGATTGGAAGTTTTACACATCACATGGTTTAGAAATTGAATGGAAAGACCAAGTAGCGATGCGACAAACTAACTTAGGGGATGTTTCACTTCAAGGTGGTTTAGCTTCTGCTTATGGTGTTCCAGTAGAGGGGATTGCTATGTTACAGCCGTATAATGATGGAGGAAATACTGTATCTGATATTTTATTGACTCCTCCTAAAAATATTGTGACAGGTATGAGCCGTAATATTCGAATTGAAGTAGATAAGGATATTCGTGCTCGTAAATTCATCATTGTTTTAACTGCGAAGGTTGATGTGAAGTTCGAAGAGGAAGATGCAGTAGCAAAAGTTATCAAAGTTAAGGAGTGATGACTTTTGAATTACTACACTAAATTAATAGTTGGTAAAACATACGACGTCCATGAACGTCTTTTTTTATTGGACCAAGAAGAAAAGGTTACAAAGAAAACCTATGATTATCTAAATGGTAATGAACAATTTGAAGTTCGAAAAGAAGGTAGTAAATCTAAAGGAGAGGAGTGATAAGTATGGCACTTATTACTGCTCAAGAATTAATAGAATACACTGTACTGCCTGAAGCGAAGAAACGTCCTGTTCCTCTATTGGAGCAGGACATACTTGAGGCAGAAACAGAGATTTATAATCTGTCAAAAATAGATTTTGGTGATAAGACAAAGTATCCTGAGGTTCCAGTAGAAGTGAAGTTAGCTTGTAAGAAGTTGGCACAGTATTATGCTCTTACCAATACTGATACAAACGCTATGAAAGGCATTAAGTCAGAAAGTGTTGGTGGTGGTGACTATACCTACACTAAGGACAGTTCTAGTGTTACTCAGCCTTCTGTGTTATATCTCCTTCGGAAGTTTATGGATCATAAAGGTAAAAATAAAGTCACCTTTAAAATGAGGACGATTTAATGTCTCTTCAAGGAATGTTTATTCATGAATGCGATATATACCATTTGCAGAAGAAAGAGCAACCTGGTAAGTATGGACAACCAGGAGAGACTGTATATTATTACAATGAAACTCCTGATATAGCGGAACAAAGTTGCTATTTCGCCGAGAATGTAGCAACTGCTGCTCCTGATACAATTCAATCATCACCAAATCAATTAAATACAGAACAAATTAAAGTGTTATTCATACCTGGTACAGATGTGAGACACAATGACAAAGTGAGCAAGAAGAATACAAATGTCACTTACTATATACGTAATCCTTTTCCAGTAGTGCATCCGCTTACTGGTGAGGTTTATCATATAAAAGCCATTGCAGAGAGGAAGACAGAGCCATGGCTAACGAAATAACAACACGAGGTTTTCGAGAGTTTAGTGCTAAGTTGAACCGTATGGCAAACGGAATAGATCAGAATGTTGCTTTATGGCTTGAAGCTAGTGGATTTCAATTTCTAGAAGAGGTGCAAAATCAAATCATTTCATTAGCAGTTGTTGATACAAGGCGACTACTTAATTCGTTTGATAAGGGTGGAAATGGAAACGTATGGCGTTCCTCTGATGGTGGGTTAGTTTTAGAAGTTGGCACAAACGTGGAGTATGCGAAGCTTCAAAATGATGGGTGGCAGCAAGTGAGACGATTTGTTCCTGGTAGATGGGAAGGTCATAACTTTGAATATGATCCACATGCACCTACGGGAATGATGCTTACAGCTAAATTCATAGAAGGTCGTCCTTACTGGGATAATGCTGTCGCTATCTATGAGCGTATGTTCCAAACTGCATTTGATCTCCAATTTAGAAACTGGGTACAGAATGGAGCGAGATAATTATGTATGAGCAAATACATGGTTCTATGAAAGCTTTTGTATATGATAGTCTACCTACTAATACATTTGTTTATCATGATCAAGTTCCTGAAGAACTAGTTATTCCGTCGGTATATTATCCGATTTTATCTATAAATGATGATAAAACTTCAAAGGATCATTACACCTTACTATACACAATGATAGTAAGGTTTTTTAATACAACAACAGATAAGGCAATGCAAACAGCAGAAATGATTGCTAATAAAATTAGAAGCAAAGGTTATACCGTACACCTTCGTAATGAAGATGGCAATGAATCAATGGATACGATTTATTTCCGAAGAGTAACAACCGCTCCAAGTGGAGTTGGTTCAGCACAATTAACAATGATTTTTGAATACCAACAAACTTATACAAATTAAGGAGCGTGAATATAGATGGCTGAAGTAAAAAACAAAATGATGCGCGGTGATGATTTCTTAATCGCTGCAGTTATTAAAGATGCTACAAACAAAGATACTATGGTACGTCCGTTTGACCAAACGGATTCCTCACATAGTGTAGAAGCTGATGAAATTGAAGCAGCTTCAAAAGATAGAACAATTTCAGACTACGGAAAAGTAACTGAGACACGTTCATTCGAAGGGCTCATGGCAGAGGGTGACCCATTCCCTGCGGCAGCACTAAAAAAATTACGTAATAAAGAATATATTGAAATCTATGAAATTAACAAACGTACAAAAGAAGCAGAAAAAGGAACTTACATGATCACTTCGTTTGAAAAGACTGCTTCAACAGGAGAATTTGCTACCTATTCCTTGGAAGTTAAATTATCTGGTTCAGTAACTACAGAAACATTAACTACAATTCCACCAGGTGCGGGCGAAACAGTATCAGCAGGAGCTTAAGAGTGGGCATAATGCCTGCTCTTTTTAAATTTGAAAATTACACTCAATTAAAAGGAGATTGATATATATGCGTTTTGAAATTGATGGAAAAGAATACGATTTAAAATTAACTTTTGGAAACATTTATGAACTCAACAAAAAGTATGAAGGTGGTTCAGACGCGGTAATTATGGCTTGCATGCAAGGAGATTTAGAATTATTTGTTGATGCTGTATATTTCGGTTTAATGCATACAAAACAAGGGTTTACGCGCGATAAAGTAATGGAGAATATCGAAAAACAATTCGAATCAGGAAAAATTTCACAAGAATTTATTGAGGAACTTTTAAATGAGGTTGTAGCTGAAAGTTCTTTTTACCAAAACACGACAAAAAAGCGCCGAAAACAAATGAAGAAACAATACTTAGCGAAACATCCGGAAGCAGCGGAGAATCCAGAGATGCAAGAAATGCTAGACGACATGTTCGGGAAGGACGAAAAGTAAGAGAATTTACTCGAGATGATCTTGATAAAGTGCAACAAGATGGGTTTAGATATTTAAATTTATTACCAAGCGAAGTTATGGAACTTACACCACGGGAATTCGATAACATGATGATCGGCAGAAATGAACAGCATCTTGATGAATTACAAACATATAGTGTTTTTGCAATCATGATGCGTTCTTCTTATCATCATGATCCTAAAAAGAAGTTAAAACCAACTGATTTATTCAATCGAGATAAATTAAATGATGATGAAAAACATTCGTTAACTATAGAAGAAAAGAAACAAAAAGTAGAAGAAGATATGAAATTCTTACAAAATCTCGATTTTCGTTGATGAGAGGTAGGTGAGATTTTGGCAACAAATGAAGAATTAGTAGTTCAGTTTAGAGCTGAAACAGATCAGATGCGTCGTGAAATACAACAGATGCGTCAACAAATGAATGATTTTGTAGCAACAACAAGCAGAAGCTCTCGTGAATATCGGCGTAGTATTGAAAATATGGGGAATTCCAATAGTGAATATAGTAGACGTCTACGTCAAATGAAAGCAGAGCAACGTGCTGCTATGGAGCCCCATATTGAAGAATTAAAGCGTACAAAATTAGCTTATCTTGATTTGGGTATGAGTATGGGAAGCTATCAAGGTTCTACACGCGATTTAATACGTGAGGTTACAGCTTTGGGTGCAGCAGAAAAGAAAGCCAATGACGCAATGATGAATCTTAATCGTATGCAAATGGCTTCTATACTTCAAACAATTGGTACGATGAGAAATATGACACTCATGGCTGGTAGATTGAAGGGGAATTTAACTGCTATGGGTAATCCGTTCTATAACTTATCACGTGGTGCTTTGACTGCTGTAGGTGCTTTTAACCGATTCGCACAATCTGGTAACGCTGCTCAACTAGCGTTAGAGTTCGTTGGCCCTAACGCTAGTATGAAACAGTTAAATGATCAGATACGCATAATCAATATGGGGCTCATGCGTTTACAGATGACAGCTTTAGCTACAGTAGCTAGCTTTACATTATTCACTGCCGCTATGTGGAAAGCCGCAAAAGGACCTGACCCCGCAGATATACGTAAGCAACAACAAGCAATCACTGACGAATACAACAAACAATATCAAAAACGTATTGATGAAGTATATAACTTTGCTGACTTATTTAAAAAGGTTCAGAGAGAAACATTCAAGGGTGAAGACCTTAAAAATAACCTAAAAAGCCAAGTCGATTTAATGCGCGGTTGGGTTAAAGATATGAAATCTTTAGGTGCTCGTATACCCGTTGAACTTAAAGAAGAGTTATATAAAATGGGACCAGAGGCAGCAGGGCAGATTCGAGCATTGTCTCAAATATCGCAACCTGAACTAGATCAATATGTAGCGTTATGGCGTGAAAAAATAGCTCTTACTAATACTGCTGTAAAAGATGAGTTAGGAAGAGCGCGTGACGAAGCAAGTAAAAAGATTAAGGAATTACAGGATTCACTTACTCCTTTAGGTATAGCGATTGAGAAGTTTAAAGAAGTATGGGCAGAAGCTTTAAAACCATTCGTTGAGATATGGGGAAAGTTTGCTGCTGGTTTTGTTAATGCATTGACGAAAGTCGGTGAGTTTATTAATAAAATCAATGAGATTAATCCAGCTATTACACAGATAGCCGGAATGATTTTATATTTAGCGTCTGCTTTAGCTGTGATTCTAATGCCCCTTGCAGTTGGTATAGGGTTGTTTAAGGGATTAAGAGCTGCTGCTTTTGCGGTATGGGCAGTAATTGGACCATTGCTTGAAGGTTTAGCGTTGACGACTCCTGTGGCGCTCGGTGTAGCTGCCGCAATTGCCGCTTTGGTGCTTGGGTTTAAATATGCATATGAAAACATAGAGCCATTTAGAAATGCAATAAACAATGTTATAACGGCTTTCCAAGCGTTTTGGCAGATTCTCATGGGCAATAGTGGTGGTGCAGCAAGTATGTTAACCTCACTTGGCATGTCTCCAGAGAATGTAAAGGCTATCTTATCGTTTGGTGAAACGGTTAGATCTGTAATTGAAACAATTAAACAAACTTTTACTGACTTCGCAACGTTCATGCAAGGTATTTTTACGTTGTTCATGGGAGATGGCGAAGGTGGTTCGGCACTTCTTAAATCATTAGGTTTATCTCCTGAAGCAATTACTACTATAACTTCAATTATAGAAAGTATAAAAACAACAATCAGTGAAGGGTTAGGGGAAGTATGGGCGTTTATGACTGAAATCGGAGGCCAAATCGCAACGTTTTGGAATGAAAACGGAAACCAAATAAAAGAGGCGATAGGTAATGTTTGGAATGCTGTACTTGCAGTAATACAAGCTGTTATGCCTGTCATTCTAGCAGTCATGCAAGTCGTATGGCCAATTATCAAAGAAATTGTAATTGGGACATGGGAAGCGATTAAATCTGTTATTCAGGGTGCCTTAGACATTATTCTCGGTATTGTAAAAGTATTCTCATCTCTATTCACTGGTGACTGGAATGGTGTTTGGGAAGGAATAAAGCAAATTTGGAATGGAGCACTTGAGTTCCTTTGGGGCTATATCCAACTTTGGGGAGCAGGGCGCATTCTGAAATGGCTTGGTAAATTTGCTGGAGATATTGTTAAACCGTTCATTAAGTTTTGGGATGATATCAAGAGAGTATGGAATGACGCACTAGCTGAAATATACGTATTTTTTGGTTCTAAACTTGAATCAATAAGCACATTTACTAGTAGTTGGGGCGGCATGATAAGAAATTTCTTCGGCGAAATTTGGGACGGTATTGTAAGCGGTGTTGGTTCTAAACTAGAAGGTGTCGTAACAGGCGTAAAAATAATACTTGATAAAGCTGTTTCTTCGGTTACTGGATTTGTCGGAAAATTCTTAAAAGCTGGCGAAAACATAATCAAGGGATTGATAGATGGTATCAGTAATTTCGCAGGAAAAGTGGTAGATAAAGTTAAGTCTATTGCTAGCTCAGCTTATGAAGCGGTAACAGGTTTCTTTAATATTCATTCTCCATCTCGTTTAATGCGTGATGTAGGGGAATTCGTAGTATTAGGTATGATCAAAGGGATAGACAATATGGAAAACCCAGCAGTTAAAGCTGCAAGAACAATGGCTGAATCAGTGAAAGATGCTTTTGATACATTGTCTGATGGAATAGTGTTAGGTGATATTTCAACGGGCACCGTAACGGCTCCTGCGATTCCTAATGTTTCAACAGGATACAGAGTACCTACAAGTGTTTCTGGGGTTTCTACGTCCAGCTTTGGTCAAAGTGCAATGGTGAAATCACAAAATAGTGTCTTTGGAAATGCAGCTACAGTACAACAAAAACCTACAGTAATTGAAAACGTACTTATTATAGATGGATATGAAATGGCCCGAGTTACTGAGCCAATCATAAGTGATATGCAATCTAGTAACATTCAAATCAAATCTTATTTAAAAGGAAGATGATTAATGGACGTTTCAATTGAGCGTTTTAGTGGTGAAAAAACTCTGTTAAGCGACGTGGGAATTATGACATTAGATTTCCGCGTCTCATCTCCTAAATATAACCGTCCTCGTGAGCAAGTTATAGGGCGACCAGGCAGCGTAGGACAAGTTGCTGACATTGAATCCCGTGAAATCACTGGGGTTTTTTGTTTAAAAGCAGGGAGTATGGAAACTTACGCAACAGAGAGAGATGAAGTGTTTAATTTATTTAGAAGTGATGAGTATTTTTTTATTTATGACATGAGAATTCCTGAAAAACGGTGGCTTGTTGTAGCTGATGACAGCTATGATTTTGACCAACAAAGAATGTACGGATTTTTCGAAGTGAAATTCACAGCTGATAACCCTCCATTTGCTATGTCTACGTTCCGAACTGATGAATCTGATTTCATAGAGAAATTATACAATTCGGATGTATTGTCTAGATTCGTACTAGATAAGCCCATTCAATATGTATTTTATAGTGAAACAGATCTATGGGTATTTAATGCAGGGAATGTTGAAATAGATTCACGATACATGGACCTAGATATAAGTTTTATCGGCGCTTCTAATCAACTGAAGATAACTAATAAATCTATTCTAGATGCATTCGGGCAGCCGATTTATTGGCAATATTACGGTTCATCTAATCCTAATGATCTAATCTTTATAACAGGGATTCGATCATTTAAGCAAGGTGCAAGTATATTCCGTAACACAAGCCGTTATTATATACGGCTAAAACCAGGTTGGAACAACATTACTATCTCTGGAGCTAGCAATTTCGAAATATCCTTCGGATTCAGATATCACTATTTATAAGGAGGTGAGATGAATAATTGTTTATAGTAGAGGATTTAAATCAAAATCAAGAAATGGTGATCGATTTTAAAGATCTACATCGGCAAACTACACTTAATGGGGAACGGTTATTAAGTTTTACATTGTTTAACACAACAAGAAATGAGCATTCTTATACTATGGTTTTAGAAGAGTCTTATATCTATTTTTACGGAGAACAATATGTAATTAAAAATACATCTGAACGGAACTTCGGTAAAAACGGAAAACTGAAGTTAGTTAAGTGTGTGCAAAAATTTTATGCAGATATGGCGAATTCACAGTACATGGGTGTTATTGGTGAGAAATTTACAGGAAGAATGAACATCGTTACTTTTTTCGGTGAACTATTCAATGGTACCCTTTATCAAAATAAGTATGAATTAATTGGCGAGTTTCCTATAAATGCAGCAGATTTTGAAAACTTAGGACGGGAAAGTCGTTCTTCTATGCTTGCTAAAGGACTAGAAAGATACGAAGTTGAAATCATTAACGAGAATGACAGACTTACAATAAAAAACCGTGTAGGAGAGCAAACGGATTTCCAATTCCGTTACAGTTTTAATATAAAATCTATTTCTCGTGATGTAGACACAACAAATCTTGCGACACGAATTACAGGTTACGGAAAAGACGGATTGAAGCGAGTGTACAATAGCCCAAATCAAGCTAGATTCGGTGTGATAGAAGCTAAAACGATTGAAGATGACCGTTTTACAAATCCTGCTTCTTTAGATGCTTATCTGAAGCAAAATCTACAAGATGTACCTTATGTAACAGTAACAATTGAATACAGGGACCTCAGAAAATCGGGTTATCGAGATGTTGCTAAAGTAGGAAATCATGTGTTTTTAATCTATGAGCCACTTAATCTCGATTTAGACACAAGAATCACTCAAATAGATGAGTATTATGATCATGATTTAGAACCGTATGATACACATGTAACCTTCTCTAATAATCCTGTGAGTTGGGCGGATGTAATGCTCGGCGAAATGGAGAAAACATTACGTGGAATCGTGAATACGGATGGACTAGTAAAATATGACGCTATGAATGCATTTTTAAAGAATGCAGCGGTAGCGATTAACAATACATTTACGGAAGTTCAGTATCCGGTAAACGGCGGTATTACATTGGTTGACAAAAACAACCCTAATAGGGTTATTCGTCTCACTTCGGATGGTATTGGTGTTTCGAATGACGCAGGACAAACATATCGAACTGCTATTACCGGTGATGGAGTAGCAGCAGAGCGTATATATGGAAAACTAATATCTGGGACACAACTTCGTACGAGCAATACAAGTAATTATGTGTCCTTAGATAGTCAATATATGCGATTATATCAAAATAACATCGTTCGGATGTATCACGGTTATTACCAAACAAGTAATGGAATTCAACCGACAATTATCTTAGGAAGTGATTCTAATAATGTAGAATCTGGATCACTGATGATTTATCAATTTGATGATAATGATGTGAATAGTCGAGCGGCTGGCATTTCGATGGTAAATGGACGTGATGGAGATGGCTCGTTGCATTATTCAGGCACATTGTATATGACAATTGACGGAAAGGTTACTTTGACTGGTGATAAGAGCGTTTCTTTGTCATCGGGCGGAGATGCTAATGTTTATCATCGTGGCGACTTTAACCTTGTAAAAGATGGATTTATATACGCGAGCTTTCAAAAAAATTATGATGATGTAGATTTATTTTTGAATGGTGTTAGATTGCGATATAACCCGAATTATGCAGGCGAACCCGGATTTCCAGCACTACAAATTATTTCAAAGGCAGCCGACGGCTCAACGGTCTTCAAAAACATTAAAGCTGGTGGATATTACGGAAGTTATGTCGATGTTTCAAACGGAGCAGTGGGACGTGTCACAGCTAAGAATATGACAGCTCAACAAACAATTGATTGCAATCGTTTAATAACAAATGATCTAATAAACAATTCTCTTTCAACATTAAAAACAAATATTTTAAGTATGGACGATTCTGCTTTTGACGAAGTGATGTCTTGGCAGTTAAAAAGCTATAATCTTATTTCGGAAGTAGAAGAAATCGAAAAATATAATGCGAGTTTAACTGAAGAGGATATCGCAAACGGAGCGACTCTGAAGAGTGTTGAAGATTTAGAAAAACGTTTTGGTCTTGTTTTACCAGCTAAGGGCGATAAGCAAGGTGTAAATGTCTATTCAATGGCTACAAAAAACGCTCGGGCATTCCAAGTGCATGTTAAAAAGACTGATGAACGCATAAAGGAACTAGAAGAACAAAATAAACTTATTCTGGAACAAAATAAAATCCTTATGGAGCAAAATGAAATTTCCATAAAAAGGTTAGAATCTTTAGAAGCAAAAGTAGGATAGGAAGTTGGTGAATACATGCGTAATGAAGTTCTAATTATAGACTTAGCAAACACGTTGTTTTCAAAAACAATACGATCAAGACAAAATGATAAAGGTGGCCTTAAATTAACTGTTTACCTAAAGGAGAATGGGAGACCAAAAAACTTAACTGATTATGCAATTAAGTTTGAGGCAATAAATACAGCGGGTAAATTCATACGAGATGATGCAACTATAGTCGATGCAGCAAAAGGAATAGTTGAATATATATTTTCACAAGAATCGGTTTCGACTCCTGGTGAGTGGACCGCCTATTTTGTTTGTGAAAAAAATGAAACTGAACGATTCAGCACACAAGATATAAAAATTGAATTAGGAAGAGATGTAAAAGAAGGGAATATCAAAATAGAAAACTACATTTCAGAGTTTGATCAAGCTCTTGAAACGGTTAAAGGACATCAAAAGCAAATTGATGAAGCGAATAAACGTATAAATGAATTAACAGCAGCTGTTACAGGGCAAAAATATCAACTCTGGAAAGTTACAGATGACGATGGAACTTCTATTGATTTAGCTGTTAATACAGACTTGAATACTGTTTTGAAAACTGGAGCTTATGTTGGAAGTCAACTTAAAAATACGCCTAACAATTCTATCTACACATGGTTTGTTTCTATAGAATCGGCTACAAGTGCGGCTCTTGTTCAAAAAGCTACTCTGTTAGGAAATGGAAATGAAACTTATATTCGAGTAAATAACAGTGGTAAATGGTCTGAATGGTCTCGCTTGATACTAGACAGAGAGATTGTCCCTAAAACTGGAGGTACTTTTACAGGCGAAGTAACCTTTAGTGGTGGTATTAAGGTAATGACTGATACTGGATGGATTAACCTTCCAACAACTGGGGTAGAGAATGTATCCGATAGGATTTTGAAGTATAAAAGAAGTGGTGAAGATATTAATGTAATAGGTTCAATCCGAAATGCAAAAAAAGAGACAGTATTTGCCACACTTCCAGTTGGATTTAGGCCTGTTCAAGACATCGCTTTTCCAGCTATTATGATAGCTGGAGGAGTTAATACAGTATTTTGTGAAGTTACAATAAAAAGTAATGGCGGGATTTTCTTGAATGGGGCCATTCAAGATGGTAGTACATTTCACCTTGCTATGAGCTTTTTAATTTAGATATTACAAATCAAGCGTGCATAAGCAGGCTTTTTTATTTTGAATAAAGGAGTGAAAAAATGGATCGTATTGACGTATTACTTAAAACATTTATAGCTACATTCGGTGGCTTCTGTGGGTATTTTTTGGGTGGATGGGATGCAACATTGAAAATCTTAGTGACAATGGCAGTTATTGATTATTTAACTGGAATGATTGCAGCAGGATATAACGGGGAATTAAAAAGTAAAGTTGGTTTCAAAGGCATCGCCAAAAAAGTGGTGCTTTTTCTTTTGGTTGGTGCGGCCGCTCAATTAGATTCAGCGATTGGAAGTAACAGTGCAATTCGTGAAGCGACAATCTTTTTCTTCATGGGTAATGAATTGCTATCGCTTTTAGAAAACGCTGGTCGTATGGGGATTCCTTTACCTTCAGCATTAACAAATGCAGTTGAAATTTTGGGTGGTAAACAAAAACAAGAAAATAAAAAAGGAGATGTTGAATAATGGCTAGATATAGTAATCATGGTGGACATAATAACTTTGTACAAGGTGCTAACTATGGTGGTCGTAAAGAACATATCATGGATAGATTGGTTAAAGATGCAGTAACAGCTAAGTTAAGAACTTTAGGACATACTGTTTATGATGACACAGATGAAGTAGGAAGAACTCAAGCGCAGAACTTAAATAATATCGTTCGTAACTGTAATTCTCATGATGTTGATTTAGTTATTTCTTACCATCTTAATGCAAGTGATGGGAATGGTCATGGTGTGGAGGTGCTTTATTTTGATCAAAAAGATTTGGCAGCTAAAGTATCGGCTCAACTTGCTAAAGATATTGGATGGCGTGACCGCGGTGCAAAACAACGCACTGATTTAGCGGTATTAAAAGGAACTAATGCTCCTGCAATCCTAATCGAACTTGGATTTATTGATAACGAATCCGACATGGCTAAATGGGATGTAGGTAAGATTGCAAACTCAATCGTTTACGCACTAACTGGACAAGCGGTTTTGGGTGCAGCTAGCAACTCTGGTAGTGGTAATACAAGTAATTCAGGTGGTTACCAATATGTTAAATCTGGTGGTTTTGGCATTTCGATGTCCCAAGAAGTTCTAAACGCTATGAATGAGCGTGGAATTAAAGGGAAGGTTATTTCTGATCCTTTAACTGGTGTGGCGTACTTACAAACTGAGGTCTTACCTAACACTGAATTAGATAAAATTACTTGGTGGATGGATAATAGACCAGGCGGGAAATGGTTTTACGAATATATCAAAGTTAAGTAATAGTTAAAGCCGTCATGTTGGGCGGCTTATTTTATATTTTTATGATAATAGTCATGATCATCCTTATCTCCGCCAATTCCATCTCCATCAAAATCCTCAGTGTAAGGATTGTTATTATACTCCTCAGTGTCGCTTCCTTCTATAAGAGCACCTATAATTCCGAATATCCCAAACCCTATTAATAATAGTATTACAATTAAACAACCTGCTCCTAAAAACATATTAAAATTATCCGATTTTCCTTTTTGCTTATTGCTCAAAACCACTCCCCCTTTAGTGTATCCCCGTAACTTATGTATACTAAACCAATTATAATCTATTCACGTGAAATAAACTGAACGTATTTAGTCAGTTTATACTCACTAATTCATTAAATTTAAACTCTGTATTCAAGCCAAAGGCATCCGTACAATACACGGTTTTGAGCATCGGTTCTATATGTAGCACGTTTATGTATATGTCCTGTATCATTCTGTCACGATAAAATGAAATTGATATTTCTTCTTTACTTTGCATTGAATGGATAAGACTACGTTCAATTTGTTCTTTCATATCCTCTGTAACAATAGGTTTAGGTACTTTATTCAAATTCTCAAGTATTCCGCGGATTCTGTCACTTTACCTATAAGTTTGCCGCAATTGGAAGCATAAACTTGCCGGAATTCACTTGTTTTAGAAGATATTTATCTAATTGTTCAAAGAAAATGGAAGCATAACTTTGCCGTGGATTAATTATTAACCCATAAACTTGCCGTGAATGCTGTTTGTTTGTAATAAAGTTTGATCAAAAACATGCTACAAACGTTGATTTTATAATAGATTCTTTTCCAGTAGATTTAAGATTGATTTTTATAAAAATGGTTGATTAAAATTACACATGTTAACCTTACTATGTGATTCTCTGATTAATAAAACGCAAAAAAAATTTGGGAATAGTAACATCTATACATTACCATTATCCTTTTTTTTATAGAAATGGTTCGAATTCTCGACAATAATCCATCCTATAGTTATTAATGTTATAGAAAATAATCTAAGGCCCAATCTATACATATAATCTAAATCTTTAAGATAAAAGAAAGATAATATCCCTATAACAGCACCAATTATCCCAATAATCAAACCTTTATATTTTTGTAAAAACATATAGTTACCCCTTTCATGTAAACAAAATATTCCATATTTAAACAATACTAAATTATGGAATATTTTTAAAGAATTAAAACGTTTTTATATTCAGTTTATATATCATGTTTCTTTTATTAATAAAAATATCCCTATAGATAAGTAAACCCAAAGGGATAAAACGATCAACTTTTTTATAATCGGTACGAATTTATTTCAAAGCTACAGGAAGCATAAGTTTGCCGCAAACAAAAAGAACCATAAGCTTGCCGTTTCGGAAAACTTATGGTTCATATCACAGGAATAATGTTTGGTCAAATTGATACTAATAAACTTGATAAATGAGCAAAAAGAAAGAACGTATTTTGATCAATCTTTTTTCAAAACACGTTCTTAATTTATTTAATTGAATCATTCTTTTATAAAAAAGAATGATCATTTCTGTGATCCTTATTCCATTAAAGCGCCCTATAATGGAATAACAAAAATAGAGAAACAGATACAACTTAGCTTATTTTTCTTAAAGTAACGCATCCTTTATTTTAAGGAGTCCTGACGCATCGCCATCAAGTTAAAATTTTGCAGCACCCCCGGAACGAAATTTTAGACCTTCTTGTAACAAAGAATCCTATTTTATCGTTTTGGGGGTGACCTATGGCAGGCCCCCTTTAGCAGTTTTGCCCCGCAAACCTGTAATCTCAGCGATTAATCTATTGAGTTTTGGTTCGTTGTCATAAGGCGTTAAGCCCCCTACTACTGGTTTATAATAGGTAGAAGTGGTGCAACGCTGGCACCGGTGAGCCAAAGGGATCTAGCTATTACAGCGGATTGTTCCATGGCTTGTGTAAATACCAGGGGCGATGCCATAAGTGCATTAAGACCTCCTTCGGCTAATGTAGCCGCACCTGCGATTAACCCGAGTTCCCAAGCCAGTGCAACCCCCATGACCACCAAAGCCCCGACTCCAAAATAATCAAACAATATTTTCGCTTCAGGGGACCAACTGCTTTTACTTTGCTTAAAAGCATAAGCATAAGCGGGATTCACCTCTAAAACAAGCCCATGTCCTTGTTTCCACTTACTTAGTTCCATATTATAATGCTGACGAACTTTATCTGGTAGTTTAGGAATAGGTAGACGATGAATATGGTAAATAACCAGACCATCGGTGCCTTGTGGTCCCTCCGGTCCTGGAGTAGACATAGGTGCACCTGGTGGTTGCCAGGTCATGGTTGGGTGATAGCAGATCCAGTCAGCGTATTGTACCTCTCCATTGCTGACGAAGTTAATTGGAAGCGGCAGAATGCGCTCCCAGCTGCTCATACGAAAGGAACTGCCCTTCACACTGAAGTCAGTTGGGACACTAACAGATTTCAGTCCACCACCAAGTGTGATAGACAGATTAGGAAGTTCAATTTTCAGCTGGGGAATAATGACATCGTTGATCACGCCCAGTTTGTGGTTCAATTCGTCCCATGTGGACTTGGCTGTCTTTACAGTGCCCACTTCAACAGCGTCAAAATAGAGAGTACGTTGGGCGCTGATTCCAAGCATGTCTGGTTTCAGAGCCCCACCTGGTGTGATCTCTCTGAGAAAATCTCTAAGCTGGACATCAGAGGTACCGGCCTTCATTAACTGATTGAACTTCTGCTTCAGTCTTGGAAGTAAAGGATTGTTAAAGTCTTTATCGAGTTTATTCATAACAAAATCAAGCACCGGATCGCCAAGCTTATCATAGTTATAGAGGTATCGATCTAGTTGCCAAGTGATCAAATTAGGTACTGGGAATTTGCTACGGAAATATTTCGCGTAGCATTCACGTACCCACCACTCCGCCGCCACATACTCGTATGGTGTAGGTGGTTCTTTGCGCTCCGGAATACCCTCGCAATCAGGAAGACCAGGGATTTTACTCATGGGAACACCGGCAACTGCAAGTCAGGATGAAGCCAGACTAATGTCGTTAACAGCACAAACTCCCACGGTGTCATTTCTGTCCTCAAACGTCTAAGATTAATAAGGTACAACTTCTTCCATTGTTCAAGAACTACTCTGGTAATAACGAGTTTGCGAGCCTGTCGGACAAGTTGAATTTCATTAACCAGGTTAGATGCGTGTGGATCGTGCAATAAAAGATAACAAATCTCTTTCTTTGTGATAAGTTGTGAAGGACGAAGTGCAAGAAACTTTAATATCTTAATCCATTTTGTTTTAATCATGAAAATACCTCCTTTTAAATCAGTAAAGAATAAGAGGGCAAATGAACCGTTGAGAAGGATAGAATGGACTAGTCATTGTTATAACACCTTCTCATATCCATTAGGCAATATTGGTTGGGGTGTAGTATTAGTTGACATATCCCATAATACAGTCCAACTGACATTATCATTTGAACCAAGGAATCTAAACCTGTAAGCCCTTTGCACTCCTGGAATAGAATACCCAAAATAAGCTAACTTGGTTAACGCTCTTGGGGTATGAAAGTCAAAAACAACATTACCATTAGGTGTTGCAGTCCACCATATAGGGTATGAATCTGAAGATGCTGTTTTAACACCATCATAAATTGTTTCTAAATTAATTGAGCCTTTGCTTGGTGTTTGCCCTGTTACTGTGTGGTCTGTTGTCCTTAATATGTTATCTTTACCAACATAAGCTTCAACTTCAATTATCCGTGTTGTAGATTCTTGCCCTTCTTCTGATGCACCGTATCCTTCAATTTTCAAATACCTATAACCATCTTTAGTTGAATCCGGTAATTCTGAATCCTCTTGCAAATAAACTAAAGTGGTTGGGATAATAACATCCCATGGATCTCCCTCTGGAATTGCATCTTTATATGGATCCTGTTGAGATCTTAGTTCATTTACAATTGATATATACAGAGGATCGTCTAATACAGGAGCATCTCCTCCATTCCAAATATCCCCTGGTCTATCAGGTCTGCTTGTCTCAAGATAATGTAAGACTGCGTGTCTATAAGCCAGTGGAACTGGAACAATTACTCTGGCTGAACCCGCCTGTAAAAACTTAGTAAAAAGGGGATCAGCGTCCTGTATGTTAAGTTTATCTACCCAATCATCCTTCTTACCCCAAAAATAAGGATAGAAAAGATAGGTCATATTCTCCCATTCAAAAGCCTGTTCAAAAAATTGGATGTATTTCCCCTGACTCGTAGCCATATCCAAATTGATTTCTGGATATAATCCCTTAATAGTAGTGTTAGAAGGATAGATCATTGCATTAAAAACATTGAAACTTTGTCTAGTAAAAAGATTTAAGCACCACTTTTTAAGCTCCTCTTTTTCAATAACCCGGTTCATTTCAGGATTGTTTCCTGAGATAACGGTTCCTAGTGTCTGGGATGCTAATGCTCTTTCATAATCCTGCTTCATTGTATGATAAGCTGTTAATATAGCGTCATATGTTTTCAATTGCCACTCTTCATATCTTTCTTCCGTGACATCACAAAGAATTTCAATATTCAGAGCGAACGCATCTATATATCTTGTTAAAATGCTTACCGGAATCATTCCATCTAGATATATCCTCTGGAATTCAGTTGGCTGATGCCACATCCCCTGCCATAAAGCTTTACCAAGATTATTGTTTTTTCTTGCAAGATCATATAGACACATTCCTACATTAAGAGTCGCCCAAGAATCATCATCCCCGATGGAATTGAACAAAACATAGTTCCATCTTGCACGGTAACCTGGAGGAACCTGTATTTCCTTGTATGATTTTGCAAAATTCTCCTGTTTTTTCTCCGCGGATGGCTTATCTAAAGCGGTTGAAACCACTGTGGAGGTTGCTGGTGGAGGGCTTACTCCTTGAACCCTATACGCCTTTATATATTGATGGTAATTCCAACTTGTTAGATCTTTATGAGTAATATCTAAATTTTTTGGGTTTTCTGGCATCCCAGTTAAAGGTTTATATTTTTTACTATGAAGATAAAATGCGGCAGGCTCCGGTACAATGAATTCCATCATTAACCGACTTCCATAGTTATAAACCTGTGCCTTATAGTGCTTGTCAACCCATCTATAAATACCAGATATATGTCCTTTGCCCTTTCTGTTATCAAATCCATGTTCATTTATTTCTTCTATTTCCTGCAGTGTTTTTCTAGTTCTTCTTTCTAGTGACCTCTTTTGTACTTTAGAAACGGATCGATCAATAACATCCTTAGCAAAGCTCATGGAAGCTCTTTTAGACTCGGAAACAGATGAACTTGTAGCATAGTTTCCCTGAGCAGTAATTTGAACGGGTCCATAGCCTCCGCTAACTGTTATCCCAGCTTGCTTACTCTCGTCAGACTGAATGTTTTTTTCTGTTTCTTGTTTTAATTCAAACCGTTCCGTACTCTGGTTATCCTTTTCTTCAGCCTCAGTTGTTTCTTTTTCTGTCATAAATATCTCTTCTGTACGATCTAGCCTGCGATGTTTTCTATCCTTATGTTCACCTAGTAGCACATTTTCTATATGGGCTACTTCCCCTTTTGCGTACTTTACCAACGTCTGCTTTACTACCTTCAGATCTCCGATTCCCAGCGGTCGTATAATACCAGAATTCGAAAAAGTTGGGTCCAAAGGAGATAGTGGTCGTATGATATCGGAATGCGGAAAGTTTAGATCCAAAGAAGAAGAAAGGTTCTTCGACGTGATAGGATTAGATGATTTTCCAATTATCCAATGTAAGTAACTTTTTAATCCAGGTATACTTTCAACTTCTTCAGGTAATTCTTTTAAAATATCATAGTTGGGAGCATTTACAAGATTGTTCGATTTTATGCGTAATTGTTCTTCCAAGCTTTTGAGAATTTCCAGGAACCCATCATTTTCAATATTCAAATTTGAGTTCTTTAATACCGACTTGGTATCATCACTCAAACTTTTAACTACATCTCCATTTAGTAACCATCTTTTAATATGTCCTCCTATCCAATCATTATCTTCTCTCACATTTGCGTCGTGTATTTTAAAGGCATCCTTAGAATAATCTGGAATGGCTTTTATCTCTTCATGTGCTTTATACAATCTAATAAAGTCCTGAAGTTGCTTTATATAATGCATTTCCTCGGATTTATGAATATCTGTAATAAGATATTCTGACTTACTTCCAGGATTATTCGGAATGGTAAAAACTTGTTTTGGCAATACAGGAATAGCTTCATAAATATCATTTAATTCCATATTATTTTTAAACGAGGATTCCTTTGAACAATATTCAATAATGTGAAGTATTCTCAGATCCTGAATAAGGTTCTCAAGATTGACTGGCTCAACCCGATTTATTATATGAAAAGCATATAGACTATCCCATACATGATTAAGTATTTGATTGTACTCATTTGCTTTTATATATTCAGATGGAACAACACCTAATATATACTCCATTCCTTTTATCAGTTGTGGTCCATTACTTTCTTTTTGACTTTGTTTAACCAGCTTATCTATGTCTAAAAACATTTGATTCTTCTCTAAGGAGAAATCAGGAGAATATCCATGTTCTGTAATGAGGCTTCGAATTGTTGAAAAGTATTTGTCTTCTCCTACACCCTCTGCTAAATACTTGTCAATCTCTTTTAGAACAATAGAATCCTCTGGATTCCTTTTGTCTTTAATGAATCTTTTTTCCTCCGTGTCAGAATCTATTGCAGCTGGAGGTCTAAGTGCTACAAATTTAAAAACATCATTTTGGGATAGATGATCATCCATTTTTCTCACCCTTTCTATTGAAAATCCGAAGTTCCATAAATTCAAAAAAGTAAAATTAACACCTAATTATCTTGTTAATTTAACCATTACAATTTAATTTAACCATTACAATTTAATTTATGTTTATATACTCTATTAAATTTTTTAGATCTATTCTTTCTATAGTTTTTCAAAAGGAAAATGTAATGTAATATGGAAGAGGCAGATTTCTTAATGAAGCAGCCCCTTTTAAAAGAAAGTTATAAAGAAAGGAGAGAAAAATCGTGAATTAATTCATTATGTTACTATCTCTTTTATTTATAGCCTCAACAACTTTAGACACAAAATCTTTAACTTAAAGTCGTTGCTAACGCTTTTATTGTAAAACCTCATTTGGGTAATATAATCAATAAGTATATTTAGCACTCCAATTTAGAGCGCTATGGGTATTTGTATGTATTTCACTTAATTAAGTCTAATACTCAAAAATGTTTTGTGTTTCTCTCTTATTGAAAATCTTAATCATTAGCACAAAAAAAAATAAGCGGCTATTCCTATTAAATAAATGCACCCGTTGTTGAATACGCCCAGACCCCAAAACATTAATCCTGCTGCTGAAATCCACCCTGGTATTATTAACAAAAGACTTGGAATTTTTCTCCCAAAGGTCTTACAAATTAAAGGACAAACAATGCTGTCAAAACAGCTACTAGTTACATTTACCTGTAAATACAAAATCAATGCCTAATCCCCACCACAAATGTGGTGCTGCATATAAAATTGCACAAAACGAAGCTACATAACCCCAGTTTGTTTTTGCATTCCTAACAGTATTTTTTTGTTCTGAATACCTCCATCTCAAAATTTTATTGTGTCTCTCTATTGAGTTTGCACATGGTATTACTAATATATTATGGATTATTGTTCCGAAAAATGGCCCGTTTGCTTAATAAAAAAATCCTATATTATCAAAAATTCACATATAAACGATTTAACTTTGTTTTAAATCCACAATTAAAAGTACTTAAAAATCTTTTGTGAGCTCATAAAAGGTGATTTCTGGTGCCATGGTTGAAGAATTCCTTCTTAGCTTTAATTCAAAAACATCAATATTACCGGAAGCATAAGTTTGCCATAAACAAAAAGAACCATAAACTTGCCGTTCCGGCAAACTTATGGTTCTTATCACAGATTCCTTCATACTGCTCTGGCATTGAAGCAAATGGCATCCATTTGACCATGCCACGCCCCTTTATTTTCGGTGTACCCCAACTTTGATTTTCCATGATGATCCCCCGATTCGTGTAATTTATACTTATTATAAACGAACATATGTTCTTATGGAAGTTTTAAAAAAAGCCTATATTTTATGAATTGGCCCTTTTTTATTTCTATGTAATTAAAACTTACTTTTAGATAATGCCTTTAATATTGGACTTATGATTCTACTCATTAAACGGAATCCCTTAAATATCGAACGAACAACCTTCATATAATCGTCCCCCTTAAATTAAGTAAATAATACCAATTTAAGAAGGAACTTGTAAATCACATATCCCAAAAATCATCTGCTTTAATTCTTGGATCAAACTCCCGAAGGACCTTTAATATCTTTTGCATTGTTTTCCTTGTGGGTGATCTATCTGGATTGTTTGCCAAATCTCCTACCGTATTTCTTCCGAGACCTGATTTTCTTATCAACCATTCTTGCTCAATTCCGTGTCTATCTAAAAACTTACCTAATTTTGTGCGTTTTTTTCCGAGACCCCACACAATATTCACTCCTTTGGTTATCTATTGTTTTCAGTAATGTCCTAGTTTCACTAAAAATAAACCCCTAAAAATGGTGAATATTGTCCAAGCTGTACACCATATGCTTTATCAAGGTCGTTACCAAAGTAACTATCAAACTTATTATCAAAGTAGCTACCAAGTTAGTTATCAAAGTAACACTACCATGGTTTTGAGGCGATAAACCTATGTATCATCGGCATTTCAAATTCTGTTTTATAAAGGAGCGTTTTATATGTTAACTACATTTATTTCATTAGGAGCTTTAGGAGTAACGACAATTTGTGGAGCGGTATTAGAAAAGCACCTTGTTAAAAACGATCACGTTGCGGCAGCTAAACTTTTAAGTGATGGAATGTACTACGGAATGAGAGTAGGTGGAGTTTGTTTCATCGGATATGTATTTATCAAAATCTTAATCATGTTCTAGGAGGTGCCACATGGGACTCATCAAAGAATGGCTTCATAAACAAAATTTGAAGAATCAGCTTATAGAGGTATTTGGAAAAGCAGGTTTATATGTGGATCATCAAACAAGAGGGGGAAAAGTACCGATTTATCCTAAGATACATGATGTTTCCTCCACACAAGAAAGTGTTAAATATATATTTACCATTCCAAATGGTTTAGATCCGAAGACCATTGAAAAGAAATGGTTTTGCTTTCAACAAATATTAGGACGTAACGTAGCAATTGAAGGTGATATTAAAAAGTTTGTACTTAATGTATTTCATTCGGATGCAGGACTACAACCATACAATTACAGTTATAAGAAATGGCAGCCACTATTGAAAAAGTATCGTCTTCCTGTTGTGGTGGGTCGGGACCAATTCGGAAACATGATTACGTATGACATGGTTGATTCAAATACACCACATTTATTAATTGCAGGAGAAACAGGAAGTGGAAAAAGTAGTATGGTACGCGTTGTTCTGTCCACACTCATTCAATACATGTCTCCTGAAAAATTACACTTGTACCTGGGCGACTTGAAGAATTCCGAATTTCATTTTTTACGAAGGGTAAAACACGTAAAAGAGGTTTGTATGGAAGAAATCGAAATGAAGATAATGCTTCAGAAAGTGTGGAAGGAAATCAGAGAGCGCAGAAAACTCATGGAAGAGCATGAAGTGGACCATATTGACGAATACAATAAATTGAATCCTGATAATCAGAAACCATATATCTTACTCGCTATTGATGAAGTAGCCATGTTGCAAAATGAAAAAGAATGTATGTCTACAGTTGAAAAGATATCGGCAGTCGGTAGGGCACTCGGAGTGTTCCTCATGCTTTCCATGCAACGTCCTGATGCAAAAGTATTAGATGGCAAATTAAAGCTTAATATGACAGTTAGAATGGGATTTAAATGTGATAGTACGATTAACAGTAATATCATGGGTACACCTGGTTCAGAACACTTGGAGCAATCGGGCCAAATGATTCTAAAACTAAATGGATTAAAGAAAGTGCAAGCTCCATTTTTAGAATTAAGTAAGGCGAAACAGATTGTTGAAACTTATCGCATACCAAAAGAGGATATGACGCTTCAGAATCATTCACAAGAAGAGATTCCGTTGTTTGGGGTGTTAGACGATGAGGAATAGAGATAAAGCGATTCTAAGTAATCTGAAACGTTTTAGGTGTATGTCCCGTGATGACATTATCGACTTGCATTTTCAAGGATTAAATAACGCGGTTACTTGCTGTAATACCGTGATGAAACGATTAAGAAGAGACGGTCATGTGGATGCCAATATCTCGCAACAGCCATTTATATATTTCCCTCAACCTAGCACACTTCGCAAAACTAGCCAGAAGATTCCCCACTTCCTCGGTATTGTAGACGTATATAAACAGCTTATCCATTATGAAAAGCCGAAACTATATAAAGTCGAACCGAAATACGGTAGAGACTATATGGAACCAGATGCATTTGCCATTTGGAATAGATCTCCATTCTTCATTGAGGTTCAGAAGTCTGTTTACAGTAAAAAGATTATGCAAGATAAAATAAACAGGTATGAGTTATATTTCCACAGTCAGGAATGGCATAACGAATCGTGGCAGCCGAAAGGATCTAAATTCTTCCCATCAATCCTCATTATTACTGATAAGCAGTACGATATTAATTCTTCTAATTTACGTATCTTCCAAGCTTCTTCAATTAACAATTTCATGGATAGTCTTGCAACGAAAATATAGTAACTCTTCCTTAACTAAACAGCACACTCAGTTTGGCCGTTGAATCTAGGAAGAGTTACAAGGGTAACAGACAATATATATGTTATGCCTAAGAATCGTAATATAGAATACTAAGCCCTAACCGGGGGCTTTTTTCTTTGCAGGAATTTTACACCAATCATGGAATACTGTCACTAGGAGGTGTTGTGACGCTATGACGGATGAGATTATTTATACCGCTAAAGACGTCTATAGTCGCTTAAAAGTGAGCGATAGCACACTAAGAAAGTATGTTGAAGTCCTCCAACGAGAATCCTACATGATTAAGAAGAATAAACAAGGTAAGAGAGAGTACACCGAGCATGACGTCATGGTGATAGAGAAGTTAATTGAACTCAGCAAGCATGACGGTATGACGCTAGAGAAGGCAGCGAAGATGATTGCGCAGCAAATAGAAAAAGTTAATCCGGATCTGATTCAAGAAGAGGCTGAGGAAACGGACTTAGTGCCATTCCACATTAAACAGCAACTACAGGAACAGTACAGCGTTATGACACAAGAAGTGAATCAGAGCATGTTAGCAATGGAGAAGCGATTAAGTGAGCAGGCGAAGCAAAGTAATGAAGAAATTAAAGCGAGCGTAGAAGCACATAATGAACGAGTGGAAAAAAGATTGGAAGCGCGAGATGAGACGCTTATGAAGACACTACGTGAGATGCAGGAAGCGAAGAGGTTGATGCAGGAATTTCGGGATGAGGTTGCTGCTACAAAAGAGAAGAAAAAGCCGTGGTGGAGGTTTTGGTGAGAGCAAGGAGGTTCCCTTGTGATAGTAGGGTTCCTCTTTGTCCTTGTTACCGATAATGATGTGCTTTGTTAAACCCACTTTAAATAAAACATTAGGAGGAATGTACTTATGTCTAATGAAGTTTTGCCTTTCACTGTAAGAATAGCTACTTCAGAAGATTTTTGGGATATATCAAATATAAACAAGCAAGTTCAACAGTTACATATAGAGGGAAGACCAGATATTTATTCTGATACTTCAGCTTCTTTGGATCACAATGCATACGAAGCATGGCTTATTGATACAACCATAGAGATATTTGTAGTAGAGGATAATAATAAAGAGATTCTTGCTTACATAATCTTAGATATTAAAGAACCATCCGAAAATCCAAAGTTAGTTGAGCGAAAAGTACTCTTTATCCGCAATATTGGTGTAAGCGAAATATGTCAAGGAACAGGAATTGGGAAAATATTAGTTCAAAAATCATTTGAGTATGCTAAAGAAATACAAGCAACAAGCGTAGAATTGAATGTTTTAGAATTTAACAAGAAGGCTATACGATTCTACGAAAAACTCGGATTTAAAACACAGAGTCAGCAAATGGAATTTGTACTGCCGGATGCTTAATACTATTTCCTATATCGATAATCGTGTAAATGAGCTAGTGGTGAATATAGTAATTTGAAAAAGTCCCTACATATGTAGGGCTTATTTTCGTATAGATATTATGTCGTTTAGGTTATCTTGTTCATTTGAATTCAACTTATTAGCGATATAGTAATCTAACATTTCATCAATAAGTTCATAATTTTCAACAAAGAGAATGATGCAGGGATTTCAGGATGAGGTTGCGGCTGCGAAAGAGAAGAAAAAGCCGTGGTGGAGGTTCTGGTAAGGACAAGAAGAGGAACGTATAAAAATAGAGTTGTAGAAAAAGAAAGAGTGGATTCCTTATGAGAGTTGGGATCCGCTTTTTTATTACAACTGATAAAGAGACACTATATCTGACTTATATAAATATCCTATTTGTTCAAATTTGTCCTAGCTGATGGTACAATTAAAGTCTTGGAGGGATATTATGGTAAATTTTTATGTAATACTGTTTCTTATATTCGGCACTGCAATATTCTTATTTTTCTTGTCTGGTTCATCAAAAATTAAGGCTAAAAACCTATCATTGATAATGGTCTGTTTAGGGATAAATCTACTCGCAAGTCCAATGGCTTTTTTTATAGGTGGGATGGCAACAGCCCCTCCAGATAGTACTACGCTTGATTTTCTTGGAGGATTTCTCTTTATTCAGGGAATACCGCTCCTCCTACTACTTGCAGCTTTTTTGAAGTTTGCACTAACAAAGAAAACAAATCAAGTATAGAAGTACATAATGAAAGAGTGGATTCCTTTTTAGAGGAGGGATCCGTTTTTTTCTTGCTATCAATAATATTATATAACGTTAAATTTATATATATATCCTATCCATTCGAATTTATACAAAATCGAACTTGCTAATGGAGGAATATTATGGGATATCTTAATCAGCTTTATGTAATACTGTATTTTATATGCGGCATTGCAGTATTCTCATTCTTCAATTCTGATTCACCAAAAAATAAGGGTAAAAATCTAACATTCATAATGGTCAGTTTAGGGGCAAATCTATGCACAATTCCAGTGGCTTTATTTATAGGTGTGATGGCAACAGACTCTCCATATAGTACTGTACTTGATTTTTGGGGAGGATTTCTCTTTATTCAGGGAATACCGCTCCTCCTACTACTTGTAGCTTTGATATGGTGGTTTATCCGCAAGGTCAAAGAAAAAATCGACATATAGAATTTTAAAATGCCTTCCGCTAACGATAGGTATGTAAATAAGCTAGTGGCGGAGGTTCTGGTAAGAACAAGAAGGGGTACCGCCAGCATTACCAAAAATCTGGAGTAAAAATCTAACATTCGTAATGATCGGTTTAGGGATAAATATACTTACTATTCCGTTGTCTTTTTTTATAGGTGTGATGGCAACAGATTCTCCTGATAGTACTAGGTTAGATTTTTGGAAAGGATTTTTCTTTATTCAAAAAATACCGCTCTTTTTACTGATTTTTTTATTATTTTTAACGGTGGTGTTGTGGTTTATTCGTAAGAACAAGAAAAAAGTAAACATGTAGAATTTTAAAACGACTTCCAATAACGATAATTTTGTAAACGAGCTGTCCATATGGGCAGCTCATTGTATTTTTTGCTTATTATTCATTTTCTAACATCTCATAAAGACGCTTGTACATATCTTTATATGCTTTAGAATGTCGATTTGCTAGATGGGTATCTACATAGTTTTCAACAAGCATATTAATGATGTTGTTAATTGATGTTTTATCCATACCTTCTTGTTCTTGAATAAATGGCTTAAGGGTATTTAGCTTTAGCAAAACAGCAGGTGAAATTTTAGCTGTTTTAGATGGAACTAAACGTTGATCTGGTTTCTCTGGTGTCTGTATTTCCTTTTCCATGTTAGCGTGATCGAGTTGAGTATTTAAATCCGAACTTTCGGTAATAGGCGTTACAGTTACTACAAAAGATTTACTTTTATTTTCCAAAGGTACCACTCCTATTTGATTTTTATAATTTTATAAAAGTATAACTTTATAATTTTATAAAATTATAAATGCGTTTATTTAGATAGGAATAAAGTTTAACTTCATTCCTATTCTCGACTTTTCTTCGATTCAAGTACTTGTTTTACAGCGTTTTTTACTAACTTTTGTTTCGGTGTAGGTAACGAAGCAACTTTTTCTTCAATTAACATATTTATTACTTCATAAATTTTCATATCTTCAATTGTAGCAAGTGTTGATATTGCTGTGTGTGTTTCTAATGAAACACGGAAAGATTTTGGTAACTCTTTTGTAGTAAGTTTTCTCTTAGGTTTTTCAAAGAGCTTCTCATCGTCAGGAAAACTACGTTCTTGATTTTCTTTACTTTCAGGCGTAAAGGTTACTGATCCTTCAGTTTTCTTTCTTCTCATACCAAGTTGTTCTTTGTCTATATTCAATTTGTTATCCATTTACTGTTGTCATTCCTTCCAAAATCTCGATTCTTTTTTCAACTTCACCTGCGATATTTTGGTATACAGTATGAACGTTTTTATCATGAACATCTTTCAGATTATAAGTGATTCCCGTTCTATCAAATCTCTTTAAACGTGCCATCTGTTTAATGATATTACTGAATACATTGGCTTTACCAAAAATCTCTTCGGCTTCTTGAAGAATATCTTTGTCTATTTCATTCCCGTTTTGCATTAGTACAGGTAATGCCCCAATAATTTCTAAAGGTAAATTGTAATCATCTGCTAACGAAAATACATGTTCAACGTATTTCTGAGCACCTTTTAATGATCTTTCTTGTGTTTGTAAAATAACCATAACATAGTCACTAGCGACTAATGCGCTGTCTGCAAATTTATTTAATTGTGGTGGCACATCAATAAAAATGTAATCATAATTTTCTTTGATTGAACTTAACTGTTTTGCGAAATAAGTATCTTGCGAGAAGTCATCCTCAAAATTTCTGAATAGGAACTTCTCATATGTTTGTAAATCCTCGTAAGAAGGAAGTAAGTCTAAGTTAGGTAGCACATTAATTAGTGCACTTTGTAAGTTTGCATCTATAAGAGACATAGCTAATGTTCTTTTGAATTCGGGTTCAATCGAATAGACTTTTTTCATTGTGTTGAATAGTAAATCAGTCGCATTCGCTTGTGGATCTAAATCTACTAATAAAGTTTTCTTTCCTTGTTTCGCGAATGTATAAGCTAACATTACAGCATTGGTAGTCTTTCCGACCCCGCCTTTGAAGTTCCCAGTTGTGATAACTTTGCACATTTTCCGTCACCTCGTAAAAAAAGTTTTTTTATACTTTTATAAATTTATAATTTGATTTTATAACACAACAAACCAACGGTAAAGTATAAATTTATAATTTTATACTTTTATAAAAAGTTTAAAGTTAAACTGTAAATAGATGATAGTTTTTAAAACCTATTTTCAAAATGTTGTATTATCAGGCTTTATCAGTATATTTTTTATAAAAATATACTTTTATACTTTTATAAAATTATAAAAGTATAAAAAATCTATCATTCTGTTATTGAAAAACTAGTTTTTTATAAAAGTATAAAATTATAAAAGTATAAAAATGAAATTCGAATTTTATGTAGAGTGGTATATTGTAAGCTTATAGAGGCATTTACAAACAAAAAAGCTTGTTGTAACGTAGTACACAACAAGCAACATTCTACAAAACAAAACATAATTTGATATTTTACATAAACGAAGATCGATAGAACAATTGAATATGAACAGAAAATAAAAAAGCCACTCCCATATGCTAACGGCTACCAACCTTTAGCGGGAATGACTCTTCTAGCTAGTGTACCACCACTTGGCTAGAAACGAACTGTATTCAACCACAGTATTAACGTTTAAGTAGTGCACCAACACTATTCTTAAACAACTATGCCTTTTCACGAGGCTTCTTTGATATACCCATTTTATCTATTGTTTGGATAAATATCAACTAGTAAATACTAGTTTTGATTATTTTGTAGTCCAAAAGATATATAACGGGCATTTCTAAACCTAGAAGTCTTGTGAATGTACAGGTCATTTAGGAATTGGAGATGCCTTTTTGTTTTTTGTTCGCGTGGAATTGCCTGATACCACGTAATTAAAAACTGATAAGCCGTGATTCCGTGCTGCATACATTTAGCGGGAACGTGTTACGGCGTGGCTTGCTGTTGGTCGTGCAGGGGGTACAGAGTATACGCCTACAAAAACAGCGCCCCTCATTGGATTCCTGTTCATCTGGTGAGGGTAGGCGAGAACTTGCCTAGGGACGAGTCTCTAAAAGGTTCGGGAGGTTATCGTTAGCATTACGGTGCTAGGGAGTACATTCAGTTTGTCGTGTAGGGACGATATTACAAGGACAAGCCATAGAAAAAGGATGTATGCGATGAAGATCGCTGAGTGAACAGGGTCTATACATACGGATACCTTATAAGTGACCGCATGGCGAAAACAAAGACGCTTATCCATCTATTTTGAACGATTACTTTTTCTGTGATCTTTCAAAGTAGGGGATAAATCTGCCTTCCAGCCGTGTTCCTTAATCGTTCCCACATGATAAAAACCCTCAAGACCTTTAGTCAAGTATAAGCATGAAGAAAAGATGAAAAATACAGGGTTTAATACTAATCTGAAATACTACTAGCTAAGATAGAGGAATAAATAGGGGAATTATAACTGACTGAGTTAGAGAATAAGGAGATGGATGGTTAGAATATGCTTTATTTCGAAATTTTGGTTTACATATCGGATATAGTACGTGAAATTTATTGTCTGATTGTTTATCTATCTTTGTTATTATTATAGATATCTATGGTTTTTTGAATATTTAAGGGGGGTGGAGCTTATGTATATTAAATCTTTAAAGTTTTTTGATCATGAAATTTATAAGGATTTGGAATTTAATTTTTGTGATGAGGATGGACAACCATTTGAAACTATCATTCTAGCTGGAGAAAATGGAACTGGAAAATCAACGTTATTAAATATTATATTTGATTTTTTTAGTTCTCCAATTCCACAAAAAAAATCAAATGGAAAAGCTGAATTTATTTTCAAACTTTCTCAAAAAGATTTACAATTATTGTGGGCAGATCAATCCTTTCAATCAAGAATGTTTGGTTATAAATTAGGTGACGAATTAAAAATAACAGTGGATTATTCTAAAGCGGGTTCTTCAGATGCTACACAACCGTATATTTTAAGCGTTGATGAACCATCTAATATTTATTTTGGGGTCTATATTTTAATTGAAACTAACCTTTTTCAAAGTATTTTCTCTGATGTAGATGTTAATTATACACCAACGGCAATAGGTTATACTACATCGTTAGATATTGATATGCCTCATGGCAATGTAATTAAGTCTTCAGGAAATCTTGCTCAAGAGATTACTCAATTATTAGTCGATATCGAATCTTTAGATAACGGAGATTTTGCACAATGGGCTGACGGAAATCCTACAGCTCAAGTATCTGATGGTATAAGAGATATACGTATGAAAAGATTTAAAAATGCGTTTGAAAGTATTTTTCCGAATAAGAAATATAAAAAAGTAGTAAATACAGCAAATGGGAAGCTTATTTTATTTGAAGAGTTTGGAAAAGAAATTACGATAAATGATTTAAGCTCTGGAGAAAAACAAATTGTTTTTAGAGGAAGCTTTTTATTAAGAAATAAACTTGCAACAGAAGGTTCAGTTGTATTTATAGATGAACCTGAGATTAGCCTTCACCCTAAATGGCAATTAAAAATCCTTGATTTTTATAAAAACCTATTCAAAAATAGTGAAGGATTTCAAACATCACAATTATTTTTTGCAACGCATTCTCCTTTTGTTATTCATAATGATAGTCGATTGAATGATAAAGTATTAGTTTTAAAAAGAACTCCTACTGGAGAAGTTATCATACCTGATCAAGGGGAATTCTTTAACTGGACAGAGGAACAAGTTATTAAAGAAGCATTTGATATTAATTTTTTACAAGAAAAAATTAAAAATGTACCTAAACATTTAGTTATCACTGAAGGTAAAACGGACTGGAAACATTTAAGTGCTGCTTTAAATAAATTTCAAACAGTTGGACAAATGACTGAAAATAATTTTGAATTCTATAAATTTGAAGATGAAATCGATATGGGAAGTAGTAATTTATTAAATTTATGTGCCGCTTTGTCCAAATTAAAAAATGATATGAAAATTATCGCTATATTTGACAGAGATGAGCCAGGTATAATAAATAAAGCTTCTAGAAATAATGGCGAAAATTTCAAAAAATGGGGTAATAATGTATACTCATTTACATTACCAATTCCAATCCATAGAAAGTCAACCCCGAATATTTGTATAGAACACTACTACACAGATGAAGATATTAAATTAGAAGATTCACATCTTAGAAGACTATATATGGGAAATGAGTTTTCTTCTGCATATGGTCTTAGCGTAGATCGTAGTAAAATATGCAAAAATAAAAATAAATGTGGAGAAAATTCTATACAAATTATTGATGATGGGGTTTGTAATATTACTGATGATAGCACAAATATAGCTCTTTCCAAAAATAATTTCGCTCAATACATTTATGATGAAGCTGAACCGTTTAATCAGGTTAATTTTGAGAGTTTTCGTCCAGTTTTTGGAATTATCCAAGATATAATTAACGAGGATTAAGGAATTTTGTTATAATTTAATAGTGCACAAGTGCAAAATCACATATAGCTCACCTACGGAAATAGGTGGGCCTTTTAATATATATAAAAAGACACCCTAAGGTGCCTTTTCCCATAGTTTTTTTAGCAGAAGCAACTGCATCCGATAATAATTAATAAGATAAAGAGTACAACTAATAAAGCAAATCCTCCAGCAAAACCGCAGCCTTCGCCGCAACTACCACCATATCCCATAACAATAGTTCCTCCTTTAATAAGAGGATGAAACCCAGGTGTACGCATGAATTGAGCAGGTCCTTTTGAAAATTAAGAAAAGACACCCTAAGGTGCCTTCCTCCGACTTGAACCACTTTAATTTTAATAATATGTATTGAACTCACACCAAATATTATTGTATCAAGCTGGTGTATAGCGATTATTGGTAAACCGTCCTGAAAATGAGCTTAATGTACGGAATTTTCGTTTTGTTGTTGCTATCCCATGCCCATCAAGCTAAGATTTTGAAATATCCCCAAAACGAAAATTGTCTTCGTTTTGGAGAATTACCTATTTCTTAAGTTGATGGGCATGTATGGTGACCCCTATTAGAGGAATTTACTAGGTTATGGCTTTGATTCGGTTTTTCTAAAGAATACATCTGGATTATCTCTTCCATCTAAGCGATTACGATTATCTCCCCATGAGTGAAGTAAGGAATTTCCGGGTCCTGTAATAATTTGATTGTAATCAGCCATATAACAATTTGCGGTATCCGGGCTTGGATTTGTAACTGGCACTGGAGAAAATCTAGTACTTATCATCTTTTCAGGGCTTAAACCTGTAATACGAGAGAATGTTTTCATAAATATCCCGAATGTTCCATTGCCGACTCCACCAACTCCTGATGGATCATTAAAGCGGTTATACTGAATATGCGCCCCTTTAGCATTAGCAGCTACCGAAGGAAAAAACGAAAAAGGTCTATTGTTAGGAGTAACATTTACTCTGTTCCAAGTATTACCCTTGTCCGTACTAAAAGCTAAAAAGACATCAATAAAGGTCGTAGTTCCAACCACTCTGCCTTGATTCCATACCGCATAGAGAGTACCATCTGGTCCAATCGTGGCATGAGGGAATTCATTCATACGAATCCGTCTAGTGTTATCAACACCAATAGATGGACGCCCACAAATTGCTGTATCAGTTGCAGCGGCAGCGAAAGTATTTGAAACAGGCACCTTAGCTGAGAAAGTATTCCCTCCATCAGTTGATTTAATCATCTGAATTGTCCTATTAGGAACCCCGATTGTTAAACGGCCAGTATTTCCTCCTGCGATTTCCTCATAAAATACATAGAGTACACCCTGCTTATCTACAACTACAAAAGAACCTGAAACAAAATTAGTGCCCCCTACAACAATTGTCTTGCTTGGAATAATGGGAGCTAATACTTGTCCTGTCCTAAATTTTGAAAAGCGAATATTAGGATCTGGTGCAACAGTAAAATCCGTCCAGACTACATATAGTGCCTCATTTCCCGGTCTATTCGCATCTGGCCCAACTGCAATCCATTCTTTATCTTGATTTCCTAGCACACTATTAACAGGATTTTGTCCCTGACCAACAACCTGAGGCGGGTTCATCGTTATCATTTTGTTTGGATTAATTACCCCAGTCGAAACACTTATTACACCTTGTGGAACCCCTCCCACATTTTCAAATCCAACTTGACCATAATAGAATACACCATTTCTATCAACTGCAATAACAGGATCACCGCCATTTTCTCCAAGAGGATTTACTGGTAAAGAACCACCATCTGTCCAATGTTTACCTAAATCCCTCGAGAAAGCAAATCCTGAAAAGTTAAAATTCCCTACCCCATCAACGCCATTATTACTATCATTAAATCCATAGAGGATAAAATCCTTAAAATGAGCCAGGCTAGTCTCACTTTGAGTTATTCTAGGAAAATTAGCTACATCTTGAGCAGGGTTATTCACTTGAATCTCTTTATTATTTGGTTTAGGAGGTATTTTGACCACCCTTTCGTAATTATTTTTTTCAATATATAATATGAAAAAAATGAAAGAGTGCTTAGACTATTTAATAGATTTAAAGGTTTTTTGGAAGAGTCATTTAATCAATTAATTAGTCTTTAAAACAAACCGAAAAAACCTTTCCGCTTTTGTTTCTGTATATCTCTAATGTTTTCAAGCAGGGGTCTCGCCACATCACCATCAAGTTAAGAAATTGCACATTGTGTGGGGATTTTTCATAAAGAAAAGACAACCTAAGGTGTCTTCCTCCGACTTGAACCATTTTACTTTTAAAACTAAAGAATCTGCGTTAATTCTGAGTTCAATACACGTTGTGCAGTAATAATAACGTTACCAGGTGTTATTCCGTAGACACTGTATAAACCACCGTTTTGATTAGGAACAATTTCAACTTCATATTGAAGTGCTTGTCCCAAAGTAGAGTGAACTAAACTTAGATTTATAAATTCAGAAGCATTAGCAGCCACATTAAAGTTTATCTGTTCGATTAATGTTCTTGTACCGTCAAGTCTAAAAGATCTAACTACCCCAGTAAGTGGACCTGCAGTACGATTGAGGATCTTAACCCTAGCTCTATTTGCATTAGTAGGTTGATTTCCTACGTTTTCAATTGGACCAGTAGAGAAAGGCATATTAAATTCACCTCAGATACAACAAAAGAGCCTTACCTCTGTAGGAAAGACTCCACTAGTATAGCTGTATATATTTACATAACAATTAAGAAACTGTAAAAATATAACACAAAGAAGCAGAACCCTAATATTCCGCCTATAGCTAGTACCTGTTTAACCCAGCTCTTGAATTTCAGATTACTGTCAATAATTGCTTGCACTCTTTCCATATCCGTTTCCTCCTATTAAGGAGAACCCTTAAAGACTCTCACCTCGCTATGATACCATTAAGGAATGACTAATAGAGGTCTAATTTTTGTCTAAACGTATAAATATGCAATATTGCATATAGAAATGTATTATTATAAATGTAAGCGCTTACTATAATAAGGGTATAAAGATAAATCACATCTTAGCATCAACAAAAGAGGAGGAAATAATATGACAATCGCAATGACAGTTTTAAAATTTGTAGGTGGAGCACTTCCATTAGTTCAAGAACTTTTAAAAGCATTTATGTAAGTTCATTATTCCGCAATTATTTATAAAAATTATCATACAAATGATCTGTATATCAAAGATGAATTGATGTGCAGATCATTTGTGTGAGCAAAGTCCCTTTAGCCTTATGAAGGGACTTTTTTAAATTTCTACATACGTGAGGTTCCGTCACATCAAGTTAAAAGCACTTTTAAAACATTAAAAAGTACTTTTTATTTATTATAAATACGAATGTAAACTTTTACATATTAGTTTACATTCATTTCGTTGGTTTTATTGAGTTTATCCTACCTTAGCTATTTTTAGCAAAAACACTGATAAAAGTATACATTCAAAAATGCATAAATAAAGAGATTACAAAACCTATTCGAAGTAAAGAACTACTTAATTGAAATGATCTAATTAATTAAAAATCTCATAATTATGATAATATATTGTTTAACAGATGTTAAAAAGGAGGACATAACAATATGACTGATTCTAAACAAAAAACACCCCTTTGGGAATGGTTTGCTTATCTTGGAGCAACCGTAACAATTATAAAACTTGTATATACATATTTATTTTAAAATCAAACATATACATTCTACACAACCGTAGTTACCATAACACCAATTATCGGTAGCAAGGAGAGAATATAGATGTTGATTTTTCTTGTGATTTTGACAAGATTATTAATTTACTCCTCGAAACAAATGCTATGTTGAAATTTGTTCTAAATTTAATCAACAACATGTAAATAAAAAAGAATCCTACTAATTTAGAATTCTTTTTTATTTTTTACATATGAATTGAGTTAAAAAGTAAACAATCGTTTATAAACATAAATTGTATCCAGTCTGTATAACTACTGTCATTTGCTATTTTGAAGGTTATGCTAATTCATTTTTTAAGATTTTTAATAAAGGTTGATGTCTATTATCTATAAAAGCTCGGAATTGACCGTTCATTGTTTTAGAGGTAATCATGTATGGTTGAAATAAAGAATTCCGTATACTCCAATCAAAATACTTTAATTTTTCTACTGATAATTCCCAATCTGGAATCCAGATTAAATCTTTTTCAGACTCAACAATAATCTCTCCATGTAGATAAAATGCAATTGCATTCTGCAATCCTTCATGGCCTAATACGTATTTTATAACATCGCCAGGTATAGGAGGCAGAACATCAAATAAAACAGAAAAAAACTTATCTAAAAATGCTAATATATCATCATACTTGTCTTGTATTAATTTTTCACCTTTTTTACCTATCTTAACTTTTCCAAATAACAAAGCAATAATAAAGTTTTTTAAACGCGCACTAGTGAAAAATAAGGTATTATTTGGTCTTACAATTCTACTTTTACTTAACTCTACCCCTGCGATTTCAAGCGCTTGACACGTATTAAAAGTATCCCTCACCAATACTCTCATAATATCTCTAGTATCATATTGAGTTATTAATGACATAGATACTCGTTTAGCATTAGAATTAATATCCACAAATACATTTTTTTCATCTATATCTTTTAATCCAAAATATATTTGAGCAGTCAAAGTGCTATCTAATATATTTTCTCTTCTTTCTATATCACTAGTATCTCGTATTAAATACTCTAAGCCTTTAATACGATGTTGTCCATCAATTACTTTTAATTTCACATCTGGATCTATACGTAATTCTTTTCTTTCTTTGTCATAATACTTTATCGGATCTTCATTGAATGAAAACACAAGAGATGGTAAAAAAATACCAATATCTGAATCGAAAGAATCTATATATTTTGAAAGAGGCTTTAATCTTGCATAATTAATTTCTCTATTAATCGAATTATCAATCATGAAAACTTTTAAAAGATCCCTCACAGCAATTTGTGTAGTCATTATAGCTTGATTATTACCATTAATACGATTAATAAGTCCTTTTAATCTCACTTCAAACATATAGCACCTTCCCTGCATTTCTTTCATATCGTTTTAGTAATATATCAGAAATTTTAGTTGTTATACGAGTACCTACTGTAAATCTATATTTTTTAGTTTGATTATTAAATGGAATTCCAGCTTGTTTCAATTCTTTATTTTTATGAGACCAATCAGTTAAACGAACAGATTTTTGGAATAATTCTTCCATATCAAATTTTTCATTTTTTTCTCTTAATAAGTGAATACACTTAGCAATACCGCGTAAACTATTTGGATTCATTATAAAGTATTTATTTCTATCTAAACATTGATCTGGAGCGTATTTCATAAGTAAAATGAGAAAATCTTCGACATTTTTTCGATATAAATCATAATTAGATTCATTAATTTTACTTTTATAACTGTTTGTAATAATAATTCCATCATTTAAAGTTAAGCAGATATTATATAAGGTGGCAGCTGTCATCAATTTAGTAGTTGTTGTTTTAGCTCGAACTTCAAATTTATCTGGAGAAATGGATGGATGATTATAAATAATATCCTTGACTAGATTTCCACATAAATCATTTTCTTTATACATAACCAAAAGAGTATTACTTACTCTAGATGACTTTGTATTAACATCTGTAAACAGTTGACGTTCTTGATCAAAAGCTAAGTTACTAAATATTTGAATTGTTAAAGGGAAGTTTTTTATGTAATTTAGTTTTTCTTGATCTTCAGGATTGCGACTATTTTCTAATCTTTTCTTCAAACTTTTAAAAGCCTGAATACGGTGTTGTCCATCTAATATAACCATTGTGTCATCTGTTTTTAAACGAAATTGGTCTTGATCCTCATGAAAACTCCCTTTTCCTCTTGCAGAAAATATTAAAGGAGGGAAATAAATATTATTACCATCCAAACCGTATTGAATATATTTACTAATATTAGATACTTGTCTTTCAATCATTTCTCTTTGGACTGATTTATCAATCTCAAGAAATTTCAAAACATAGTCCACAGTACATTGTGCTGAAATAACTTCATGACCAAACTGTTTTCCTTTGATACCATGTATTGTTATGTAATTACTAGTAGAGTCAATTATGTCCTCAAAATTCATACAATTATACCCCCTCTGGTTAATAGTTACATCTGTGTAGTTAATTTCTTTCTGTTTAGTTTAATTATACCGATTTTTTAGAATATAAAGCAAATAAAATTATTTTATTATTACTGAATATAAAGTTTTATAGATTTTCGAAATAATTCGTTAATATATTTATTTTGAATCGTATCAAGAGATACACCCTTTAGAACATGTTTACTATTTGTAATCAACAATTTATAAGATAATTATAAGTCTATACGATGAAATTTACTGTAATAATTCACTAAGTAATTGTGGAGATTCTCCTTCGAGTGATGCTGAAGGCTCAAATTGTAATTAAATAAAAGGGGGTAAACACTCTATTTTTTTGAAAATAAAGAAATTTAGGTGGTAAAATAAAGAAAAACATAAGTAATACTAAGGGGGAAGAGTAATGGGGTATCATGCTATTGATCCAGAAACAAATGAGAAAATTCATGTGAAAGATTGGGAAGTGAAATACCCTGGTTTAGATGCCACTTGTGATGTATGTAATACAGAAATGTATATAAGAGCAGAAGCTACATCAGATAAAAAACCACATTTCGCGCATTATCCAAAACGATCTAATTGTCCCACCATCTTAAAAAATCGTAAAAGATATGAGGATTTTGGACCAACTGAAATAGACAGAGTGAACGCCGAGAAGATAAAAAAGACAGTATTAGCTAACTTATGGGGAACATTTTTAAAATGCCAAGAAATCATGGGAGCAAAATTATATGAGAGCGAGTTTAAATCCATGATAAATAAAGCAAATGAAAGAAACATTTGGCTATATAAAGGATTAACAATGAAATATGTCCCATACATATTGTTAGTGAATTATGGTGTGTTCCCAAAAGCGGATAAAAGGTCGAAAAAAGTACATTTTGTATTTGATGCTGTAATAAGTAATTTTGATGACTTATGGGTTAACTCTAAAGTGAAACAGAAAATATGGCGGGTATACCCAGATTATGAAAATACAATTGAGACAGTCGATATTGAATGGGATGATTGCCAATACGTAAAGCCTTATTTTATAAATTACATTACAGGGATTAAAGAAGAGGCACTTCAATGGTAAGTAGCTAGGTATTATATATCTAAAAAGCGGGCTTTTAAGAGTTTTAAGGGAATAGGGTGGGGATAAAATGAATTTAGATGAAAGAATATATATTAAAAATAAACATCTAGATTACTTAATGTTTGGTAATTGGCCCGAACTAAAGGAGTTGTTCGAAAATATACCTTCATGGGTTAGTGGTAGTAATGATAAACAGGAAGCAAAATTTTTACTAACTGAAATGGTTTGTTCGACTTTTAATGTTTCCTGCAACGTAACATTTGGTTATCGAGAAAAAATTATTAATAAAATTAAACATAAACTAGGTTATGAAATGATTGAACAAGCTATGAAAACAGAAATTGTTCGATTGTATAATGTAACACAAGAAAGACTTAAAAAAGAATTTAATACAAACAGTATATTATTATACCGAGGATTGAATCGAAATGAACTAGATTATTTCTACAAAGATTCATCCAAGATAAAAACTAATATGTTATCCTCGTTTTCCATTGATCCTAACCGTCATCGTAAAGAGATTCAAGTTTCTGTAGAAGTTCCTATGGAAAGTATATTGTTTTATGAGAATTTATGTCCTTTTAAAGAAGTAGTAGAGCAGAATTATACTTCTTCCTTAGGATTACATTTGGAAAGAGAAGTTGTTGTTTTTAATAAAGGAGAGTTTTGGGATATTAAAGAGGTCACTTGTAAAAATGAGAACGCTAAAAAATTAAGAGAAGCTGAAGAATCATTTTAGCCGCATGTAATTTACTATTCATTGAAATCCCTGGGGTACCGCCAGCATTTCGGAAAAAACCACGCTAAGCAAAAAATACAATAAGCTGCCCATATGGACAGCCCATTTACATAATTATCGTTATCAGAAGTTGTTTTTAGATGATCAGTTCTTATATTTTATAATAGTGCCATTTGTATCTTTAAATTCTAAAACAGTCGTAATAGGATCAAAAGACTTTAAATCATCATCTAGTTTATTAGGAAGGATCACGTACCATAAACTCCATCCTTTATACTTTGTTTCATTTGGTAAGAATTTATCCAAATCTACAATATGTCCTGGGGTAGATTCATATGATACCTTGCTAATAGATGGGTTCTTAAGATAACCAGAAATAACTTTTCCATTTGATATTCCCATAGTAGGTGATATACCAGAATCTTGTACTTCTAACTCACTTACATTTGTTGCTCCTGTTATCCCACTAACAGTCCATTTCCCATTTTCTATTTCTAAATCTGCTATTGAAATGTAATTTTCAGGTGTAACAAAAAAGGCTATTTTTCCATCTATTTTTATAATATGTTTTAGAGCATTATATTTATCTAGTTCTGTATTATTTGTTGTTTTTAATCCTTGTTTTAATGCTTCTTGTTGTGTGTCGTATCCTTTTGAAATTGAGCAGCCACTAATGATAAGAATTAGGGAACCTAATATAAGGTATTTTCTAAGTTTTTTATACAAAAGCTTTCCTCCTTATATTTTGTTAAAATATGGATTATTTATATTCTATCACGAAGAAATTAGAATAAGTCGTACATTTTTTGATGTATATTCTATACATATGCGGTTAACATAACGCATCATTATCAGTAGTAACCAAATCCCCGAAATCCATTCATACCAAGAGTTTTCTAGCTTTCCGTTCCCTTTCTGTATGCAAGATTTCATACATTCCTGTCACAACAGAATTTGGCAGTTCAAACCGTTCTCGTAGCCTGCATGAAATCCTGTATATTCTTAGCGTATAAAATCCGCGTTTTGCCGTCAGTACCCCATAAAGAAAAGACACTCATATATGATATTATCCCCTTAAGGTAGACAGTGTAAAAAGACCATGAATACACATGGATGTTACACTTTTACTTGGAGGGGATTTTATTATGGTTAAAAAAGGGGATAAATTTCAAACTTATTCAGATAAATTAAAGATACAAGTTGTAAAAAGTTATTTAAATGGTGAGGGTAGCCAATCAGCTATAGCGAAGAAATATAAGCTTAGAAGTAGAACACAGTTAATGAATTGGGTCCGGAAATATCAAGAAACAGGTGATATTTCAGACTTGCGGGGGCAAAATGGTGGTAATAGCGGCTTAAAAAACCTCTTAAAAGGTCGGCCTCGTACGAAGTTCGATAGTATGGAAGAAGAATTGGAATACTACAAGGCGCAAGTGGCTTACTTAAAAAAGCAGTATCCAAATCTATAGGAGGTGTTCTTGCTCAAACGGCTAAGTACGAGATTATTGAAGAACTACGTTCTCGGTACAAAGTAACCTGGCTTGTCGTCATTGCGCAGTTAAATCGCTCTAGCTACTATAAGTGGCGTTCAACATGTAGTCAAAGGCAATTACGCCTTTCAAAGGATAATATATTGCATGAACAGATTCAAGCAATTCACATAAAACACAAGGAATACGGTTATCCTCGCATGACAATCGCCTTACGAGAGGCTGGATTTTTCGTGAACCACAAAAAAGTATATAGACTTATGCGAGAGCTTCACATTCAATCGATTATCCGTAAAAAGCGACGCTTTTTCAAAGGGAGATCCTCAAAGATTTTCCCAAATGTAGTAGAGCGACAATTCCAAAACCGCAAACAAAATGAGGTACTTGTCACAGATATCACTTATTTGCCATTCAAAGATAAATTTCTCTATTTATCGGTCGTTCAAGACCTTTACAATAATGAAATCGTTGCTTGGAAACTCTCACATCGCAATGATTTACAACTTGTTCTAAAAACATTAGATTTAGCAACACAAAAAAGAGATGTGTATGGAACCATCATCCACTCAGATCAAGGATTCCAATATACATCTCCTGCTTATTATCGTATGCTTCAACAGCTAGGCGCCATCGGCAGCCATTCCCGCAAAGGAAACTGCCATGACAATGCTTGCATTGAATCATTCTTCTCTCATTTTAAATCTGAAATGTTTTATCTTAATGACTATCAAACAAAGGGAGAACTAATTCAAGCAATTGAAACATACATCTATCATTATAACTACAAACGATTCCAAAAACGACTCAATCATCGAGCTCCGATCGAATATCGAATTTCGATGGCTGCATAGTCTTTTTTACAGTTGTCTACTTGACGGGGATAAGTCCATATAAGAGTGTCTTTTCCGATAGTTTTTTAGCAGAAGCAAGAAGCTCCAACAATGATTAATAAAATAAATAATACAACTAATAAAGCAAATCCTCCAGCAAAACCGCAGCCACCGCCGCAACTACCACCAAATCCCATAATAGTTCCTCCTTTAGATAGGAGGGGAAAACAAGGGGCACTCATGTATTTTAACGGATTCATTTTACTTTATGTTTTTACGTATGAATTGAGCAGGTCCTTTTGAAAATAAAGAAAAGGCACCGCCTTCAAAGTGCCTCTCTCTACTTGATTTACATAAGACTTTTCTTACAGCACAAATATATCTGGGTTCCCACCCGATCTTATTTTACTACATCTGCTTATAAAGTTTAATTAATTTAATGTACATTTCATAATTAAAAGACACCCTAAGGTGCCTTCCTCCGACTTGAACCATCTTAATTTTAATAATATGTATTGGACTCCCATCCATATATTATTTTACCATGTTAAGTAATATTGGTCATTGAGAAATATAATTCAAATCTTTGTTTTATAAAAATTAATGATTTTTATGTGTATTTTAGAAAACGCCATATTTACTAATAAGTAGGCTGTATTCACTAACGAATTCTACTGTATCTTTTTCTAGTAATTCGATACTTTTAATATCTTCTTCTGTAATGGTTTCATTTTTGATTATTTTGTTGCTGATATCAGTAAATAGCCCTCGATACTTAGCTTCTTTATGTGGTAAATTTTTTGTAAAATAGTTAAAATCATCTATATAATCTGGTTTGCAAAATCCTTTGTCGATAATGTGACGTTCTTTGACTAAATCTAAAGATGTTTTTATATTGCTAAATTTCATATTAATTTTTTGTTTTAGTTCTAATTCATCTAATTTATCTTGAGCTAACTTCGAAATAGAATTTGCTTGTTGTATTTGTTGTTTAGCTTCATTAATTCTTTCTTGTGCTCTTTGGTTTTGCTCTTCAGCAGCATGTATACGTTCTTCGGATAGTTTTATTATTTCTTGTGATTTTCGATTCACATATGAAATATAAATAAACGCTCCAGACGCGAATATCCCGGCAATTGTAGCAATTAAAGAAATATATGATAACATATTTCCGGTTTGGTCACTTAAAAAAGATATTTGGCTATCTTTCGTTGCGATTATTTTATCTTGTACCTCTTTCACAGTTTCTAAAGATTCAACCTTTGTTTGTAACTTGTTTAGCGATTCTTTAATTTGTTCGTTAGATATTGTAAATAAAGTAAGCTTCACTTTTTAATCCCCTTTTTTGTATTAATTCATAAATAAAAGCACTCTTTCGAGTGCTCATTTTATGCAGATACAACAGCTTTATCCTTACGGAAGATGCCCATTAATCCACCAATTAATAATAATACTCCTGGTAATAAGTAAACGATAGAGATACAGATGAATCCACCAATAGCAGCAACTGTCATCATGATACCGCCAACTTTAGCATTCTTTTTAACTACTACGCAGCCGACAATTCCTAAGATTGATAGAGCAACAGCTCCCCAACCTAAACCAATGATGCTGTCTGCACCTTCAGCTTCAAACGCAGCTCCCATACCGCCGATCATTAAAGCGATAAATGCACTAATAATACCGAAAATACCACCGATAAGACCTAATACAAATTCAGTTGTTCGTTTCATAGTTATAACTCCATTTCTAATTTACTATTGAAGATTTATTCGAATTTCTTTTTTAGATAAGAAATTTGGTTTGAAGATTAATTGAAGCTTAGGATCTCCTTGTTTTGATTCGAAAGCGATAGTTCCAGAAATTTTTCCGTTTGGTGCAAGTTTTCCGGAATTCAATACAGTATCTTGGTTAACTGTAGTGAATGCTTGATCTACAATATTCCCTTCACTGTTTTGTAAGCTAAAATCGAAAGGATTATAACTTATTTCTTCCTTACCACCATTTTCTATAGTTACATTAGCGATTAAAAATTCATGTCCATCTTTAGGTTTATCAAATTCTCCACCTGGAGACTTTTCAATATTTGTGACAGTTAATTTGTGGTCTCCAAGTTGAATCATTTCACCAATTTTAAATTCTTTCTTTTCTTCTTTCTTTTCAGTTGCTTGTTCTGTTTTAGTATCATTCGATACCTTTTTTGCAGTTTCTTCAGTTTCACTACATGCCGATAAACTTAAAGCAAGCGCTCCAGTTAAAACGATTGTACCCATTTTTTTATACATTATGTTTCCTCCAGTTATGTAAAATGTAAGATTTCCGAAACCATCATAACAGAAACAGTTACAACTATTTTGTCATATTTTGTCGAATGAAAATAAAAAAAAGAGGGCCTAAGCTCTCACTGGATAAATTGGTCAAAATGTGTAAAATTATACTAAATTTTACCTCTATACATTGAAAAAATTTTCTTTTATGTTGAAAGCAACAGAAGCACAACATGAAATTTTCATCATAGAATATCTTTGTTGTTTTGCAGCATTTCCACGTACAAAGAAACTTGCTTAGCGAAAGGACCTTGCTGACGTCCATCAAGCTCCTCATAAGCCCTTTGTATATTGTTACAAAATGTAAAATTTCTCACCAAACGAGACAAAGAAAAAATTGGTACCTTACCGTAAAAAAAGACACCCTAAGGTGCCTTCCTCCGACTTGAACCATCTTAATTTTAATAATATGTATTGGACTACCATCTACCATCATTGTAGCACGCTTGTGTGTAGTGGTTATTGAGAAATACAATAAAAAATTAACTTTAATAGTGTATCCAGTAAAGCTGATGTATCAAAAGCAACCCTATATAACAATAAGGACCTCTGTTTGAGAATTGAACCATTACGGGATCAACAATCTCAAGTGTCTACACCAAAACAGATAAAACGCAAAATGGATGAAAACAACAAGGATGCCCTTGTTGCATCTTCGAAAATAAAAAAATCAAAAATTGGAAGACAATTGAAGTTGTCATATGCAGAAGTATACAAGCAAGTTTGCAATAAAGTTTAGTTTGTATTGGTAGTAAAGTTGTTTAAAAAGAAATTTAAAATATACAAAAGCCTATCCAATTATCAAATAAAAAAACGTCACAAAGTGAACGTTTTTTTATTTGATGTTAAATTTTATTTATTACTTTCTGTCAAATTACTACCATCAAATTCTTCGGGAACTACTCTTGGTTCAGATGGTTGTGGTTTAGGTGGTGGTGCAGGATTATTATTTTGATTAGTATTGGATGTTTGACCCATTTTCTTAACTCCCTCTTCTATCTTTTTTGAAATCTCATTAAATTGCTTTACTTCTACCTTTATTTCTTTATTTTCTTTTATTGAAAATTGGTACGGTATAATAGATAGTGCAGCCAAAAATATTGCAATTAATAAGGTATTTCCAGCATAACGTAAATACTTAAGCTTTCTTTCGTTCATCCCTATATTACTACTTGTAGAATTTTTATAGTAGGAATATACTGCATTATTTATATCTTTTTCAATTAACTCTTCTTTTGACCCATCTTGACTAAAATACTGCTCATAATTAGAATCATAATAATTAATTATAGCAGTAATATCATTTTCAATAATATCTGGTCTAGGAAGATAGGAATATTTATAGTTATAATAGGCCTTGAAAACCAATCTAATAGCAATAAATATTGTCATTATATAACTACCATAGATAGCAAAGAACGCCCATCCCCATATACTTAATTCAATATTGCTAAGACCCTTAAAATAATATACCGCCAGACCTGCTAAAAGAGTTATAACTCCCATTGGTATAGTAATTCTATTGTTTATTTTTTCTTTTTGTTCCAATTCGAAATAATACATCTCTTTAAGTAATTCTAATTTTTTATTAATATCAAGTACCTCCTAACATGAAAGTTTAGGACATCCCATAAAAAAACTTCATGCTACAACTAAGTAAATATAGCTATTAATCTAGCGAAATATTAATATCCTGTCTAACTTTAATATTTCTATGTATAAAATTATAATGTTCAAGTAATTTAGAAACCTCATCATACACTGGTTGTTTTTGGGAAGGATCTTTAATTGTAATGATAACACAAAATTCTTGTGATAATTCCATTCGTTCATTTTCAGCTTTATTCTCAATGAAATCCCTATAAAGCCCCTCTAACTTTAAATACCAATGTTTAGAACTCTTTAAATGTCTTTCTCTATTGGTTGGAGTGAGCTCATTTAAATCTATTGCATATTTTTTATTAGGGTAAAATTTATTCCCATACTGAACTAAAGTTTTTTCTGATCGAGCAAAACGGTCTTTATCTTTCAATTTTTTTTTGCTATAAATACTAGATGTTAATATATTTTTACCACCATCTCTTCCTAGCGGGTTTTTTATGGTTGGAAGAGACGTATCTCTTATCTTTTTCTCATCATATGTACCTAGATAAACCTGTATATCAGACTGGCAATATTCAGGCCCCTGGCCAATCCCCAAAATAGGATTATTAACAATTGTTAAAGAAATCTGTCCAAAATAATATCCATTATCAATTAGACAGGATGGGAAAGGAAAATCTAAAATTTCGATAAACTCTCCTTTATTCAGGGTATCTCTCAAAATAAGGGTAATTTCATGAGGGTTATTGTATAAAATTTCTTCAGCTTTTTCCGGTATACCAAATCCTAATTGATTTATTTTTTCGTTCATTGGTAATTCAACTTCAACTGGATATTTAGCTGAATGTGTTAATAGTGCTTTTAATAATACAGAATCAAAATCCTCATTCAGTTTACTATTTAAATCTGCTGCCATAGCAGCAACCCTTGGGGTAGAATAACTAGTACCAGTTTTAGTTGTTAATTCCCCAGTAGTACTAAGTGAACTAACACCATTTGGTATAATTTCCCCATCTTTTATACCACAATTTCCTCCATAATGAACCAATTCAGGTTTTATAATATTTACTGGACCAGGACCAATCCTGCTGAATGGAGAGGGATGATTATATTCAGCAAGATCAAATTCATTTTTTGATTGAGCTATTGATCCTACAGTTAAGCTTCTTATAGAATCCGCCCCACCTGTAATTTTATTCGTAGGTTTCCCCTCTAAAAAATTACGACAATTCCCAGCAGATTTTACTATTAGTACATCATATTCATCTTGAATACTATCTAAGGCAATTCCAAAATTAGAAAACTCTGTGTCTTTAAAATCATATCTTGTTCCTACAGACAGATTCCAAATCTTGACATCATCTCCATGCATATCTACTACTTCTCGTATATTGTTTATTAAATCACCTTCCGTAATATTTTCCTTTCTTTGATCTGGTACAACAGCTGCATCTAATATCTTAAATCCTGATGTACCTGTATATTCCTTCCCCTCGAAGATATCTCCAAAATTAATAATTCCTGCAACAAAAGTCCCATGAGAAACATTCAATACATCTGATGGATAATTTGTATACCTTTTCCCATACTTCCATGGAAGTAATTGCGTAATATCTGCAATACCTGAATCTAAAATTCCTATAATTGGATAATTTACATTATCTTTTGGTTTTGGTATCTCTATATTTCTTTTGGGTAAAAAATCATCTTCACCCAACTCTACTATAGGCATTGGTTCAATTGACATTATTGGACTAAAATCGTGAAAAGATTTTACTGCATCCAGTGAATCTACAGATACCTCATGCAAATATAACTCCTCTGTATACTTAACAGTCTTAATAAATTTTATATTTTTATTAGTATCAATTAAATTTTTAAATGTTTTTAATATCGAAGTGTTTAATTGATAATTATTAAAGTCAAAAAGTCTAACTTTTAAGATATACTTTCCTTCATTTTTAGATTCCATTGTATTTATTCTTATTTCTGGTTCGACGGAATCTATACTTTCTATTCCTGAAATAGCTTTATCATGTCTTTGATATTGTTTAATATTCCGATTAATTTCTTCCAATTGATAAGAATTATCTACTCTTATAAATAATTCTTGGTCACCAGAAACTCCAATAAATCGATTATTATTCTTATCAGCAGTTAAAAATTTATTTAAATCTTTCCTGTGACTTTTTGCTATAGCATCTTCATTAATTTTTGCTTTGATAATAGCAGGTACTTCATGGAATTTTTCAAATTTCTTTTCAATTTTCGATGCTGTAGCATCTAAGTCCTCTAATAAAATACTTGATTTTTTATATAATTCTTCACCCTTTAAAATCCATTTAGGAGGATTACCTCCGCCTCCTTCTGTAAATCTCTCGTCTACATTTTCCCTTCTTTCAAAAACCTTGATGGGGAGATTTTTATTATTTTTCATTTAGTAGTTCATCTCCTTTATCTTCTAAAATATTTCTTACCTGCCTTTGAGAAATCATCAATGTTTGTGAAATATTAAGTTGTGAAACTCCACTTTTATTCAAGAATTTCACAAGAGCATCTTGGTCATAATGATCCCCTTTACTCAAATATAACTGACATAAAAAAGTAGCATACGAAATAGTTTTTTCATCTTTTAAAATGCTTTGCTTTACACTATTAAAACAAATGGCCTTAATTTCAGATGGAGATGTGCCTATTAATAAATCTGTAATAGTTCTTAGCTTTTTTTTATCTTTTAAAAAGCTAGTTTTAATAACCCTGAGGTGAATTTTTAATAAGGATTCTATTTCTAACCGAGAAGGCTTAGGGATTTCTATAACATTTGAAAACCGTCTCCATACTGCTGGATCAAGCAATTTTTCATGGTTTGTAGCAGCAATAAGAATACTATTGGTATTAAATTTATCAATGTTTTGTAACAAACTATTAACTACCCTTTTTAATTCTCCAACTTCATGTGAATCATCTCTAGCTTTGGCAATCGCATCAAATTCATCTAAAAATAGAATACATGGTCGCTCTTGTGCATATTCAAATATCTTCCTGATATTTTTAGCTGTACTACCTAGTAAAGAAGAAATTAACCCATCTAATTTAGCTGTAACTAGAGGTAATTCTGTTTGTTCAGAAATATAATGAGCTATACTTGTTTTACCGCACCCAGGTGGACCATAAAGTAAGAGTGATTCTGGTATATCCAATCCTAGTGCTAAAAATTTATCTCTGGCCTTCAGGGACTCTATATAATTATCAATTTTCAATCTTGTTATATCCGGCAAAATTATTTCTTCATTAAATTTCCCTGCCATCGAAACCTCAACCATATCAAATCTGCTATCTTGATCAACAGGTTTTGTCATAAATTCATCTAAATAAACAGGATGTGTTGATTTATTATTTAATAAATTTGTTATCCTTGTCGCAAACTTTTCTTCTCCCTGCTCTTGGAGTTTTTCAGAAATTAACTTAGCATAACTTTTAACTTTTTCAGGATTCCGTTCTAACCCTCCTTCAATAATTTTTAATATCTCTGTACGCATATACACAGGGATTTCCACTCCTTAAATAAAATTAATCGTTTTTTATAATTATAATACCATATTGCTGAGAAATATGCACACTTTAAGGTTGTTTGTGTACATTTTTGCAACTAATATGTTTGTTTAATAAGATCATGTAACTTTGCAGAACAATCTTGTATATTTTTAAAGCTAGGACTTAATGTTTCCTAAGGAATTTTTTATTCTTTATCTATTTTTATCCCAGTGTCCGTGACTAACTACTAGTTGTTTTAAAATCTCTTTTATTATTCCGTCTAGGTCCTTCCAGTTCGTTTTGAAAAATATAGTATCGGTATTGATAATGACTTACCATCTGGTCTTCCAACCTCTAATATATATTATTTTATTTTTCCCCATAATTTTAATAAACATAACCTCCCTCATCTTTTTTAAGGCTATCCGTGTATCTTAAATAAACATTGGATTAATGTTATTACCAAGTTTAATTATTAAAGGTTTATAAAAAAGCAATGAAAGATGATGTAAATTAGAATTACATATCAATAGTTATTTATATGTTGTATGACTATAGTAGCTAAGAACAAAAACAACATTTTTTCATTTAATTAAATCCTCCAGAGAAAACTGCCTCGTAATTGTATCTAATCGCATATATAATATATAATTTGTATAATGCGTTTTTTAAAATTATCGAAAATTTTGAGTTGATTAGAAATAAAAAAGAGAGCATTAGCCCTCTTTGGTTAATATAATAAAATTATGTGAATTTTACCTCTAGCAAATGGAAATGATTTCTTTTATGATGAAATCAAATCACAGTATGTCTTTGTTATCACGTAACATTTTGACATACACCGCTATTTGTTTGGCGAAACGCCCTTGCTGACGTCCATCAAGCTCCTCATAAGCTCTTTGGACATCGTTAAATAGTAATTCTAACAACTCATCTTCTTTCCTGTTCTCGAAGTTAAGAAGAGCATCTGTGGAGGTATTAAAAAACGATGCAAGTACTTTTAAACTTTCAAGATCAGGTTCATGGCGATCCACTTCCCAATTTTTGATTTGTCCACGTGACAACCCTGTTCTATCAGATAATTGTTCTTGCGTTAAACCAAAAGACTTTCTGAAATTTTTAATGTTTTGACCGACTGTAGTTTTCATAGTTTGAGTATAATAAGCACTCTATTACTATACCATAATTGGTAGTTATTCTGACTTTTTTGTTGTATTTAGGTCGTATTTCTGTTTATAAAAAATAAAAGGAACAAAAGTTCGGTTTTTGTGGTAAAATATTCATATAGAGGTCTTTAAATGAAGAACTGTAAAAATGCATAATTCTTTCTATGAAATTCAAGAGAAATTGTTATATAAGGATTTTTAAAATCCCTCAAAAATGGTAGATTAAGTAGTTTTCAACTATATTAAATGGAGATAGCGAAAGATGGAGAAGAGGGAAGAGAATACATAGAACAATCAATCAAGAGTTTTCCGCATTATTCTACCAGAAACCGTCTTAAAACGTTATAGATAAATTATACATAAAGTTGGTGAAGTACTTGAAAGGTAAGTTTAGTAAAGCCATTTTGACAATGGCTACTGTAGTTTGTTTTTCTATCACCGCTTTCCAATTGACACTATCAAATCGATAGTGTCATTTCTGCTCTAAAGGAAATGGAGAGTTTTTGATCCAAAGAGACAAAAGCTCTTCATTTTAAGAAAGTCTACATATATTAAAGAGAATATAGGGGGAAGTAGATATGAAAAAAGAGCAATTAGTGAGGGAAGCGGTAAAATTGGGTTTGAAACATGGGGCACCAATTAAAGCAGAAGATATTTTAAAAATATGTCTAGACGAATCTTATAAGGAAAACCAAATACATAAAAAAGAAGACTGTTACATTGAGTAGTCTTCTTGGATTAGCCATTCTTTTTATTTTGCATATAAGTAACATACATCTCTAACTGTTCCCAAGCTTTTTTTCTCTCATCTTCTGGAAGACTTTCAATTAAAGTCATTATGTTCTTTCCTTCTTCAGTAACAATATTATTTTCTTGCTCATTAATTTCAGGATCTTCGGATCTTCCTAGTAAGTAATCAGTTGTAACATTAAAATGATCAGCTATTTTTTCTATGGTTTCACGACTAGGTGTTTTAATGCCATTTTCAAATTTAGATACACTGGCTTTTGTTATACCAACAGCAGTAGCAAATTGTTCTTGTGTAAGTTTACGCTCAGTTCTTAATAATTTTAAACGTTCATTTAATTCCATTTTTAAATCACCCCTTAATTTACGTATTTACGTAAGTTACCTTTATTATATTGTTTCCTATTAGGAAACGTAAACCCCTAAAAAATTAACCCTAAGGAAATTTGTTTTTAAAAAACACTTGAAGTTTCCCTTGGGTAAACTTATAATAAACTTAACGGCATCAGAAGGGAGTGATTGGATGCTAAATAATAAACCGAAAACTAAATTAAAATTAGCTTTTGATAAATCTGAATTTACATATCAAGAACTTGCAGTAATCATTGGTATATCCAAAAGTTATTGTTACAAAATCATAAATTCTCATAAATATAAAAAGAGGATATATTATAGTACAGCTTCTAAAATTGCAAGGGCTTTAAATGCAGAGGTAACAGACCTATTTGATGAACAAGAAAATTTTTTTAATCACAAAGTTTCCCTTAGGGATATATTTTAAAAGGAGGACAAAAAATGAATCAATTACAAGTTTTCAACAATAACGAATTAGGACAAGTTCGAACAGTAATACAAGGAGAAGACATTTGGTTTATAGCAAAAGATGTTTGTGAAGTGCTAAAAATCAAAAATACAACAGTGGCTATCCAAAAATTAGATAGTGATGAGGTGACTAAGTTTAACTTAGGGGGCTTATCAGGCGAAACAAACATCATCAATGAAAGCGGTCTTTACTCATTAATCATGACAAGTCGTAAACCACAAGCAAAAGCATTCAAAAGGTGGGTAACCAGTGAAGTGCTTCCTTCTATCAGAAAACATGGTGCATACATGACAGATCAAGTACTAGAACAAGCGGTAACTAATCCAGACTTCATGATCGGCCTTCTCACTAACTTAAAAGAAGAACAAGCAAAGCGCATTGAAGCTGAACGCAAAGTATTGCAGCAACAATCTTTAGTAACATTCGCTCAAGCAATCCAAGTTTCAACGAATCTAATCAGCATAAATCAGTTAGCGATTCTAATGAAGCAAAAAGGAATAGACATAGGTCAAAACAGACTCTTCGAATGGTTGAGAGAAAACGGCTATCTTTGCAAGAAAAGAGGAAGCATGTACAACACGCCTACTCAGTATTCAATGGATTTAGGATTATTCAAGTCACAAGAATTCGTAAGAACAAATAGTGAAGGTGAATTCGTAACATCATTCACACCAAAAGTTACAGGGAAAGGTCAGCTTTACTTCATTAATAAGTTTCTTAATCAGGAGGCGGTTTAGAGATGGAAAGCTCACTATCCTTGATAATTGTCGCGATAGCTATATGTTTATCGACATACTTAGTGCACCGAGTAGATGTTGCAGCAAAGAGAGCAAGATGGCTTGAAGATGACAAATAAACAGCAGCGAGATGAATACGAACGAAAGAAAATCTTGTGGATCATAAAGGATTTGATAGCTAGAGAGGTACACAACAGCGCAGATAAGGTTGAGGAAACATACAAGTATATAACTCTAGCTAAATGAGGGAAGCCCTGCAGGGGATGCAGGGCAGTACTAAGATCATCGAGTTGTCAGTTCTATAAGAACTTTTTGGAATGTACAAAGTGTAACACGTAATTTATATGAACTTTATATATAGATGTTACAAATTTATGAACACAGACAAGCTCTTTTTTATCGGAATATTCAGGGATCTAACGATAGCCCCCACCTAGCAAATGGGTTCCTGGATATTCCGATGCTCAAAAGCATTAAAACAAAATAAAAAAACCGCCTTACCCCTAAGACGGTTTGGAGAAAACACACTTATTAACTTACTTACATTATACCAGATGTTTTCTCCTACAGTAAATAAGGAGGAATGTGGAAATGATTGAAAACGGCATGTTAATGGGAAATCATCATGATTCATCAGCTAGAGACTTCATTGAAACTTGTTGCGGTTGTAATGGAGAAATCTATTTTGGAGAAAGTTGCTTAGATTTCGATGGGGATTACTTACACACTGAAACCGAATGCATTAAACAATATGTAGAGTCTCATTCTACAAAGAAAGTAGCGGGTGAATAAGATGGGCCTACAAAATAAAATTGAAGCTGAAATTCAAATTATGAAGAGTTTAGTTGAAAAATATAAGCAAAGTAAAGAACCTAATGCTGCATCAATGGTTGTGGCTTATGAATACGGATTGCATGCACTTATTGAAGTGTATGAAGCTAGTAAACAAGCAGAGGTAGCACCATTTTAAAAAGAGAGGGAGATTGATATGACAGCTGAAAATTACTTTTCTAAATTAGCTCAAATAGATTGTTCGGAACACGTTGAAAAGAAAGGACGCTTTAGCTACTTATCATGGGCATGGGCGGTAAAAAGGCTTCGTGAAGTAGATCCAGCAGCTACATGGGAAGTTAAGCGATTCGATGGCGTTCCTTACCTTAAAACGGATTGCGGTTACTTTGTAGAAGTTGAGGTAACTGTACAGGGATTACCACTAAGTCAGATTCATCCAATACTTAACAATCAAAATAAACCGATTGCGGAGCCAAACAGTTTCGATATTAATACGAGTATCCAACGTTGCTTAGTAAAAGCGATTGCGCTTCACGGTTTGGGATTATACATCTATGCAGGTGAAGATTTACCGGAGATTCAAGAGGAAATGATTACTTCTCAACAAGTCGGTGCAATTAAATTAAACATTAAAAAGTTAGCTGCTCTTCGAAAAGTAGATGAAGATACGATCAAAGGCCACTTAAGTATCAAGGAAGTCGGCGAATTGACATTAAAACAAGCTGAGGAAGTACTTAAGAAATCGACAAAATGGGTTAAACAGGCCGAAAAAGAAACTACTGAAAACGGAGAACAAGAACAGGGTGAAAAAATAGAACAAACAAACTAAGGAGTGAAAACCTATGTTAGATAAAAATCAGTCGAAAGTCGTCCTTCCTTCATGGGTGAGGAAGGGCGCAAAGAATGAACAAGAAGTGAAGGCGAAGGCGATTGAGTACATCACTCCTGATCGTTATCCAGGATACAGAGTAATCAAGATTCAAGGCGACATAGCGGTATGCGAAAGGGAAGTGAACTAAATGGCAGATGTAAAATGGATAAAACTCTCTACCAACATGTTTGAAGATGAAAAGATTCGATTAATTGAAAGCTTACCAGATGCAGACACACTACTAATCATTTGGATTAAATTATTGTCTCAAGCGGGTAAGACAAATGCCAGTGGTTACATTTTCTTGAGCGAAAACATTCCTTTCACAGAAGAAATGCTTTCAACTCTTTTCAATAGACCAATAGCGACAGTGAGGCTTGCGTTACAAACATTTAAACAGTTCGGGATGATTGACATCACAGAAGATCAGTACATATGTATCTCCAACTGGGAGAAACACCAGAACATTGATGGATTAGAACGTGTAAAACAATTGAATGCAGAACGGAACAAAAAGTACCGTGAACGCAAGAAACAACAGCAATTAGCACTAGAAAATAAAGGTGAAGATAGTGACACTTGCGTGACGTCACGTGACGATACAGATATAGAAGAAGATAAAGAATTAGATAAAGAAAAAGATAAAAAGAAAAAAATCGAAAAAACTTATCGTCACAAGTTTGAAACTTGCGACACCAATGGGGCTAAGTATTTGTTTGAAAAAATTAAGGGTAATAATCCTAAACAAAAAGAGCCTAACTTCGATACTTGGTCTAATGATTTTAGATTAATGCGTGAAAAGGATAACCGTGAATTGCAAGAGATTAAAGATGTTATTGATTGGTGCCAAGCAGATCCATTTTGGCAAGGAAATATCTTATCTCCTAAAAAGCTACGTGAAAAGTTCGATCAGTTAACAATTCAAATGAATTCTAAAAAAGGAGCGAAGAACAATGCAGAGAGCGGCGGCAGCAATACCAACCGATATAGCCAAAAAGGTGAATATGACTATGGATTCTGATGTTTGTGATACGCATGGCATGAATAAGATGAAGTTCGGTGGACAAGTTGTTTGCCCTCGTTGCTTCCTTGAAAACGATAGTAAGAAGCTCCAAGAACAAGAACAAGCGAAATACGATGCGGATCAAGCGAACGAGAAGAAATTCTTATTCCATCAACAAAGCATGATTGCTGATAGCGATATTAAGAAAGCTAATTTTGATAACTACCAACCTACTAGCGAGGAAGGAGCGAAGAACCTTGAACTTGCAAAGATCATCGCAACGGATTATCTCAATAGGAAAGTGTTCAATACAATTATGGCCGGTAATTGCGGAGCGGGGAAAACACATCTTGCTTATGCCATCGCAGATCAGCTTGCAGGAGCAGGGATATCGGTGGTCTTCGTTACAGTTGGCGAATTGCTAAGGAAGATTAAAAGTACGTTCAATAAAGATTCCTCCTTAACTGAGGATTCAATCATTCGGACATTAGTAAGAGCAGATGTATTGATAGTTGATGATTTAGGGGCAGAGTTAGGCGCATTAGATGCTAATACAAAAGCTACAAACTTCATTAATAGAGTGTTATTCGATGTTTTCGATGGAAGGCAAGGTAAATCTACTATCTTCACGACAAACCTTACTGGAGAGCGTTTAGAGGGCGCATATGACGAACGGATTGTATCACGTATATTCAATAACTTTAGAGCAATTGTTTTTAAAGATACAAAGGATTATAGAAGAAAAGTATTACCATTCTAAGGGGGAATTAAGATGTGTGCATGTGAAGGAACTGGAGTAATTAGAAACGATATGGGAACGGGTATGTACCAATTCGCACCATGTACTTGCGAAGCGGGGAATCGGACACCTGAAGAAGTGGATAGAAGACGTCATGCCGTTATGACGAGGTTAAAAGCAATCCATCAATTACAAATGCGTGAGAAAGCCGAGACAGTAGCATGAAACAATTAACACTTGAGGATGTCGTTGGAAGTTTTGATTATGAAGCAAAGAGCACGTCTGATAAGTTTTTGCAATGTGTTACAAGCGTTATAACGTACTCAGTAGAGTTTTACGACAAAGATGACAAATGGAAACTTCGTTGGTTTGAAGCGAAATCAGAAAGCGAAGCCGTAGGAATGGCTAAAGATAAATATGGTCGGATTCAGATTATCAACACTTACATTTCAGATAGAACGTTAGCTGAAATTATGGCATTGGATTAAGAAAGGGGCATGGCAATGAACTTCTTTATCTTAGATGAACATTATGAGCAAGCTAAAGTGAATGGTATCAGCAGACAAAGACTTCAGGAGAGAGTATACCGCTATGACTGGAATATCGAAAGAGCGATAACACAACGGATCGGGAAAAAGAAAATGGATTTCGATAGAAAACATGGTGAATGGATGCATATGGCGGAACGTAACGGTATATCACGTTACACATTTTATAGTCGATTAAAGTGTGGTTGGTCTTATCATCTAGCAACAACGAAACTACCAGGGAGGCAAGGGAATCGATATGACGGGAACGGGAAGAGTTAACAAGTATTCACAAACTTTGTTGAAGGGTTGTAGTACTGCTATTGTAACTGACGACCTGGAATTAAGGGGAATTACACCCAACGAGACTTGGCGATTGCAAGGTTTTTCTGATGAAGATTTTGAAGCTGCTCAACAAGTATGTTCAAAGGAGCAACTATACAATCAAGCTGGAAATGCCATTGGTCTTGAGGGTGGTAAAACGTTTTAGAACGAAAAAAATAAACATGTTTATGAGATTTATTGTTTTTACATAGAAAGTAGGTGAATCATCATTTGTTTAACTGGATGAAAGACTATCAGAAATTAGAAGAGGACATTGCTTATTTGGACTACAATTTAGATAAAACAAAAGCTGAATTAAAACGCTGGATTAGTGGTGATTTACGGAATGTTCGTTTAACTGTTGAATCGGACGGTGCGAAAGTAGAAGAGAATATTGAAGCAATTGAATATGAATTAGCTCATAAGATGAATGAAGTATATGATTTAAAGTGTTTGATTAATAAGTTTACAGGATTGGATCATCAAATACTTAGAATGAAATATATCGATGGAATGACCTTAGAACAAATTTCGTACGATTTACATTATAGTTCAGGATATATTCGACGTAAGCATGCTGAAATAAGAAAGATTGTCAAGTTTCTAGATGAATTTTAATGTTACCTTTATGTAGGTTATATGTGGTGTACAGAAACCATTGAAAAAATGATTTATATTAGTAATATAAGATTTTGACGAAAGGGCAACCATTTTTATGGTTGCTCTTTTTGTTGTGAAAGAAGGTGAGTGTCATGAAGTAATTTTATAGAAAATGGGCATTTAGCTGTTGGGTGTACTTAGTAAATTAGTAGTTTTTTAGACAAAAATAATAGGAAAATAAGGAGATGTTTAGTAATGAGTATATTAGCTGCTTCAGTTACGACAAAGAATCTGCCGCAACAAGTATTACGATGGCAGACAATGGTAGAAAGTGAATGTGCTACACAAGGTGTATCTGAGTTAGTGCCTTATGTGCTTGGAATTATTATGGTGGAAAGTGGAGGGAATTCTGAAACAACACCTGATATTATGCAGTCAAGTGAATCACAAGGATGGGCAATGAATACAATCAAGAATCCTAAGGATTCAGTTTATTACGGAGTGAAGCATTTAAAAGGAGCTTTTGATGATGCAAAGAAAAATGGTATTACAGATTTAAGTGCCATTGTTCAATCATATAATTTTGGACGAGCTTATCTTCGCTGGTTAGCTTCTAACAATAAACAACATTCATTACCGGTGGCAGATTTGTATTCTAAAACGGTTGTTGCACCATCTCTTGGAAATACAACTGGTGCTATGGTTCGATATAGTCAGCCTATCGCAGTGGCATACAATGGTGGTTATCGATATAAAAATGGAGGGAATTTTTTCTACTCTGAAATTGTTAAGCAATATGTGAATTTTGATGGAGGAACTGATGGCGGTAGTGACAATAAACCAGTACAACCAAAAGGTGTTGGAATCGCTACGTCTAAATATCCAGAAGGTGCTGGTATCAATTTATATATTAGTGGTGATAAAGATGCTCATGCCACTGGCCGAATAATCGATACCAAGACTCCATATTTAATTATAGATGCTGCTTGGTATGGTGGTAATGAAAATAGGCTGTGCTTAGGTTGGCAGGCATGGGTGAAGCAAGAGCACTTCGATGTACAATGGTTCTATGCTTACTCAAAATATCCGGCAGGTGCTGGTATTAACACATATAATGGACCAAATGGTGAATGGACTGGTAATGTGGATGGATCTGTTGCTTATGAAATTTATGCAAGAAAAGATGGTTATATTGCTATTGGACCAAACGCATGGGTGAAAGAAGAACATTTTAATGTAAGGTAACAACGGGGGATTTCTCATTCTTTTGATCATACTCATGTAATCTGGAGATATGAGAATTAGATATTGGAAATCTATAATACATCGAAATAACAATGAATTAAGGTACTCATCTAAGTGCCTTTTTATATTGCGCAAAAATAGAAAGGAAGATTAATATGGCAAAATTTATTTATCCAACAGATACAACGCGAGTAACAAGTGGTTTTAGAGGTAGTAGACCAGATCATCATGGAATAGACTTGGCTGAATCGGGTTATCATCCAATTTATGCAGCGGCTAGCGGGCAAGTTAGTCGTTCTTATTTCTCATCAAGTTATGGTGAATGTATTATGATTGTGCATACAATTGATGGAGTTACATGGGAGACTGTATACGCTCATATGCGTAGCGGCTCTCGAACGGTTAAAGAAGGCGATTATGTTACACAAGGACAAACAATTGGAATTATGGGGAACACGGGGCAGTCTGAAGGCCAACACTTACATTTTGAAGTGCATAAAGGACGTTGGGATGCTAGTAAGAGTAATGCTGTAAATCCGTTAGACTACTTGGGGAAAGGAGACGGTGGTAGTACGACTGATCCTTCTGAAAATAAACCAGTACAACCAAAAGGTGTTGGAATCGCTACATCTAAATATCCAGAAGGTGCTGGTATCAATTTATATATTAGTGGTGATAAAGATGC